AGGAAGAGGTGCTGGAACCTGTTCCTTGGTACGGCGTCCTTGCCCCCGAAGGTGTCCCCTCGGGCGACGGGCGGTCGTTCGACAAGAACGGCCTGACCCACCGCGACCTGCCCCTGCCGCTGAAGGCGATGTTCGTGGATGACGAGGGCCACAAGGGTTCGGTCATCGTTGGCCGCATCGACAACATCTTCCGCGAGGATGGCCTCGTCAAGGGCGAGGGCGTGTTCGATCAGTCGGAGGCAGCCTACGAGACTGTCCGCATGCTGGCCGAAGGCATGTGGAGCGGGGTGTCCGTCGACATCGACGACATGCAGGCGACGATGTCCGAGGACGGTTCCTCGATGTCGGCCACCGGGCGAATCTGCGCAGCCACAATCTGCGCCATCCCCGCCTTCGCGGAAGCCTTCGTCGGGCTGGGCCGCTGGGCGGATCAGCAGTTGGTCGACCAACTGCCGGGAGATTCACAAGATTCACCAAATTCACCTGACGATGTTTCACGTGGAACAGCCGCCTCTGAGACGGACGTTTACGACATCCCGCCCATCAAGACGATGGACGGCCCCGGGTGGATCACCGAACCCAAGCCCACGCACAGGATCACGTCCTACTGGGTGGATGGCCGGGGCGCGTTGAAGATCGCTTGGGGCGTCCCGGGCGACTTCAACCGCTGCCGCCTGCAGCTTGCCAAGTACGTCCAGAATCCCCAGTGGCTGGCGGGCCTGTGTGCCAACCTGCACTACCGGGCGCTCGGCGTATGGCCGGGGCGTGAAGGCGGCGGACGACACCACTCAGGAGGAACGGTTGAAATGGCACTGACAGCAGCAGTAGAACCCGCATTGCTTCCCGGGGGCTACTTCAAGAACCCGGAACTGACCGGCCCGACGCCGTTCACGGTCGCGGAGGACGGGCGGGTGTACGGCCACGTAGCCACATGGGACACCTGCCACATCGGCCTGCCCATCGGGGAGGAGGAAGGCGAATGCACCACCGCGCCGCACTCGTCCACGAACTACGCCTTCTTCCTGACCGGCGAAGTGCAGACGGACCTCGGACCCGTTGCGGTCGGCCAGATCACCCTCGGAGGCGGACACGCTGACGGTCGGGCACGCCTCCGCGCCGCAGTCTCCCACTACGACTCGACCTCCACCGCCGTCGCTGACGTGACCGCAGGTGAGGATGAGCACGGCATTTGGGTAGCCGGGGTCCTGCGCCCCAACATCAGCGATGAGCAGGTCCACGCACTGCGGGCGGCTGCAATCTCCGGGGACTGGAGGCAGGTCCGCCCCGGTCAGGATGAAATGGAACTGATCGCCGCCCTCGCGGTCAACGTCCCGGGATTCCCGATCCCCCGCCCCTCGATGCTGGTGGCCTCCGGCGGGGAGCAGCTTTCGCTGGTTGCCGCTGCGATTCCGTTGCACGATGGGCAGGATTCCGGGGACACCGTGGAGATTCCCACGAGTTCGCTGGATCGGTTCAACGAGGTCAGGGCCAAGTTCCGGCAGCTTCAGGTCACTCGGGCCAAGAGCGCATTCGCCACCATCGAAGGGAAGTAACCATGCCATGTAACTGCGGAACCAAGCAGGCCGCGAAGGTCACCTACAAGGCGACCCTTGGGGACGGCACCGTGAAGGTGTTCAGTTCCGAAATTGAAGCCAAAGCGGCGGTCGCCCGACGCGGCGGCAGCTACCAGAAGCAGTAGTAACCCAGACACGCCGTCCTCCACATGGACGGCGTGTCTGTTTTACCTCTAGGATTTGTCCCAGCAGGGCACTCTCCTTGGCCGTAGGCCGTGTGTCGATCAGATCTGAATTATCCACACGTTCCTGCGTCCCCCATAAGGAGTAATTGCCATGGGTGCATTCGTAATTCCTGCGGACATCGACTCGCTCGATACCCCCGCCCTCACCGAAGCCGTAGAAGGCGCATTCGCCGCCGGTCAGGCCCTCGCCGCCATCGACGATTCCAAGATCACCGATGAGCAGGTCGCCGACCTCGGCGCGCTCTACGAGTTCCACTCCAACGCTTCCCGCGTACTCAGCGAGCGCAAGACGGCTGCCGAAGCCCGCGCCCACGCTCTTGAAGCTTCCCGTTCCGCCTTCACGACCGCCCCCGCCGAGGAGGAAGCCGAGAAGGAAGAAGAAGTAGTAGAGGAAGAACCCAAGAAGGAAGAGGAGGAGGAAGTCACGGAGGAAGTCGAAACCGCTCCCCCCGCCTCCCCCGCAGTGGACACCGCCAGCGCACGGCGTTCCTTCGCTTCCCGCGCAGCCCGCAACACCCCCGACTCCCAGAAGAAGGCTCCGATGCCCGAAGCACCTCGCGCTTCTCTCACCGCCGCAGCGGACGTTCCGTCCTTCCCGGCTGGCCAGAAGTTCGCCAACCTGTCCGAAGCCGCCAAGGCCATCGGTGTGTCCCTGAACAACCTCCCGAAGGGTGCCCCGCAGGGAACCCACGCCCGCAACGGCGCTGTGGTCATCAACCTGCCGGAGAACACGTTCAACCAGAACGAGTACCGGGGCCGCGACCTTGAAATGCTGCTCGATGCCGCGAAGGAGTCCCGCCTTGAAGGTGGCTCCCTCGTTGCTGCCGGTGGCTGGGGCGCTCCGTCCGAGCAGATCATGGACTTCTGTGGCGGTGAAACCACGGATGGTCTTATCAACCTCCCCGAGGTGACCATCACCCGTGGTGGCGTCCAGTACACCAAGGGACCGGACTTCGCCTCTGTGCTGGCTTCGTCCACCGGCTTCTGGGACATGACCGAAGCTGTCGCTGAGGCCGGAGTTGTCCAGAAGACCTCCCTGCGGCCCACCGTCCCCGCCTTCGTTGAGAAGCGCCTTGACGCTGTCGGTGTGATGATCGAAGCCGGTCTTCTGCTCCGCGCTGGCTGGCCCGAGGTCATCGAGCGTTACACCGAACTGGCCCTCGTCGCACACCAGTACAAGCTGCACGCCAAGACCCTCGCTGGCATCGCCGCCTACACCGGCGCTCCCGTCAGCGTCCCGGGCGGCTTCGGCAACGCCCTCGACGTGCTCCACATCCTCGACGTTGTGGCCTACGGCGAGCGCCAGCGCAACGCCCTCGGTGAGAAGCAGACCCTCGAAGTCGTCCTGCCCCGCTGGGTCAAGGGTGTCATCAAGGCTGACCTCGCCAACCGTACCGGCGTCGACCTGCTCAACGTCTCCGACGAGCAGATCACCGCATGGTTCACTGCCCGCAACCTGCGCGTGCAGTGGCTCGCCTACTGGCAGAACGTGGATGTCACCACTGCCGGTATCGCCACCAAGTACCCGACCACGGTCGATGCCTACATGTACCCGGCTGGCACCTTCGTGCGTGGCGTTACCGATGTCCTCACGCTGGACACCGTGTACGACTCCGTGAACCTGAAGAAGAACGACTACGTCCACCTGTTCACTGAGCAGGGCATCGTCGTGACCAACCCCTGCAACACCGGTCGCGCCATCCGCATCCCGCTGGTTGCCAACGGTAAGACCGCTGCTGCCAGCATCGCCACCAACCTCTTCCCGTAAGGACCACCTTGATTTTGAGGGGGTCGGTGCGGCCCACCGACCCCCTCAACGCCAAGCAACCTTCGGAAAGGGGGTAGGCCATGAGAATTATCGAAGCACCACCGCTTGCACCAGCAAAGGGTGGTTTGCTGTCGGTCGTGTCCCTCACGGAAACTGACGGCGCAGGCGGCGTTCTCTACAACGGACTGGCGTATGAGACGTACCTGTGCGGAAAGAACCGCGTTGTTCCTGCTGTCGGCGGAGCACTTGCCCCGCCGACTCTTTCTACCGGCACAACCGCAACCTCCGGGGGTACGTTCGCTGCTGCGACGTACTACTGGAAGGTCACGGCTGTTACCGGCTATGGCGAAACGGTCGGCTCCAACCAAGTCAACGTAGCCATTGCTGCCAATGGCACGCAGGTACTGAACTGGACGGCGGTCGCCGGAGCAGAGCGGTACAAGGTCTACCGGGGAACCGCCTCGAATGCGCAGAACGTCCTCGTCGCCACACTGGGACAGGTCCTGACGTACACGGATACCGGCAGTGCCGGTACCGCTGCGACGGTGCCTGCCACCAGCACAGCGGGCAACACGCCTGCGGCTGACAAGGTCTTTGACAAGCAGACCGTGGTTACGGCCAGCCCGTTTTCGCTCTACCGGGGTGTTGAGGACGACCTGCTCGTCAATGACAACTCGGCAGCGGAGGCGATCCGGGCGTACAAGGCCAACGAGAGCTACGGGGTGGAAGCCAAGATTCAGGAGCTTCTCCTGAACCCCGTTGCAACCGACCTCACGCCCACACCGGGAACGCCGGTCACCAACCTGCGCTACGCCCTCGGACTGCTGGAGCAGCACGCTGCGAACAACTACTCGGGGCTTCCGCTGATCCACGGGAACCGTCTGGCCACCACGCTGATCCTCCCTGACCTTGTGGTCGGGGACGGCGGGGTCCTGCAGACGATCCACGGAACGCCTGTCGCCAATGGCGGCGGGTACGGCACTGCCGGTCCTAACTCAAGGACCGCTGGTGCCACTGCGGGGTGGCTGTATATCACCGGACAGGTCAACATCTGGCGGGGACCTATCGAGGAATACAGCGCCAAGGACATCAAAGCCAACCGGACCTACGCCCTCGCGGAAGCCACCTACGTGGCAACCGTGGAATGTTTTGCAGCGGCGATCCTCGTCGGAATCTAACAGGAGTTTGAAATGACTAAAGCAGGCGAGCACCTAAACGAAGATCAGGCATACGTCTCAGGACGGTCTGAGGAAAAGGCCCGCAACCTCATCGAGCGCGCCGAAGCAGCGGGGCTGGAAGCCAACGAGGTCATCACCACCTCGTTCGGCTACATCGTCCCCGCGTCCATCCTCGAAGAAGGGGAGGCCGACTCCACGGAGCAGGCCAACGTCCTCCCCGACGCTGCACCGCACGAGGCTGAGAAGTCCCCCGAAGCCAAGGCTGCGGATGAAGAGACTGAGGCGGCGGCCAAGGCCAATGCTGAGGATGCTGCTCAGGCTGACGCCGAAGAGGCTAAGCCCGAGCGGAAGACCAAGGCCCGCAAGGCCGACACCGAGGAAGGCAAGTAAATGGCAAAGTCGAAGAACACTTCGTACCTTCGCGGTCGGCGGATGCGGGCAACCGTACTCGACGCCGCAGGTAACGTCGTATACGGACAGAACTCCGCAATCGTCACCAAGGGCTTCATTACCGTCGCCTACACCACGGTCACGCAGGACGGCGAGGCAATCACTGTCACCAACGCCGCTGGCGAGGCATGCGTGGCTGAGTCTGCGGTCCCCACGATCAGCGGATTCACCGTTGAGGCCACCTTCTGCGAGGTGGACTACCGGCTGTTCGAGATGCTCACCGGCAACCACGTGCTCACGGATGACAACGGCGTAGCCATTGGCTTCACCGAAACCACCAGCGTGGACCTCGCAACGGTGAACTTCGCGCTGGAACTGTGGCTGGGTTCCAAGAACCCGGGCGAGTACGGCTACGTCCTCACCCCGTTCCTGCGTGGCGGCATTGTTGGCGATGTGACCATCGAGAACGCGGCCATCACCTTCACCGTGACCGGACTGACCACTCGTGGCGGTTCTGCATGGGGCAAGGGTCCGTACGCCGTCCAGTCGGTTGCCGGTGCCCCTGCTGTTCTGAAGGACGCCGTCGCGGCTACCGAGCACCGCCGCTGGCTCACCACGACCGTCGCTCCTCCGACGGCCTACGAAGGCAGCATCCCGGCCCTCAACCCGTCAGGTGCTGCTCTCACCAGCCTCACCGCAACCCCGACGGGCATGTCTGTGGCCATCGCACCGGTACCTACGGGTGCCGATCCGGTGTTCTACGACTTCGGCGACGGCACGTACGACTACGCCGCCACCGGCTCGTTCACCAAGGTCTACGCGGCTCCGGGCACCTACACGATCACCGGTCGGCGTGGCACCTCGACCAAGACCGTCAACGTCACGACCACGTAGATTCCGGGCGCGGACTTCGGCCAAGGTGACTTCGGGACCGGAACATTTGGCCAATAGCGCCTGAGTCACTGGGGCTGGCGGGGAACGGGGTAGCAACCGTTTCCCGCCAGCCTATTACCCCCCATTCTTGAACAGCAGGAGAGCGTCATGGCTACACCAGCACCCGCAGTCCAGCCCGGTGATGTATGGGGCCAGACACTGCTCGACCACATCACTTCCAAGCACGTCGACACCCTCGCCACCGCCGCGACTGACGCGCAGACGAAGGCGACCACGGCGCTGAACAGCGCCAAGACCTACGTGGATGGCAAGGTCGGCGCATACACGCTGATCCTCGGCCCGTCCGATCCCGTCCCGCCGGGCACCCCGGCAGGTACGGTCATTCTCAGGACCGCCTAACATGGCCGTCAGCCGGGTCGGCTACAACAGCGGCACTACCACTACCTCCAACACCGTCCTCACCCCGGATGTCAGCATCGCCACCGATGACTGGATGGTGGTGGTGTTCGCTGGTGCGACCTCCCAGACGATCACCCCGCCCTCCGGCTGGGTCAACATCGTCAGCCCCGGCTACGTCACCGGCACGATGACGACGCACATCTTCGCCAAGAAGCGTCTCGTCGGGGAAACCAGCTACACCTTCACCCACCCCTCCGCTGTGCAGTACGTGCTGGTGTGGCTCCGTGGTGTGGCGGACACCGGCTGGATCACCGGGGCACCGCACGCCCGCGCTGACGGTTCCGGCAACACCACGCAGAACATCGCCTACTCCATCACCACCACCGTGCCCGGCACTGAGGTGCTGGTCATCTCCACCGAGCGGACCTCGGTGCAGGAGACGGGTATTGCCTCCGTCACTGGGGCGACCGAGTGGGTCTTCAAGGCACAGCCGGTATCGACCTACCTCGAAACGCTGTGGGTCGGCTACAAGGACATGCCGACCACCGGCAACTCCGGCAACGTCACGGTCACTTACCCGAACACGCAGACCGCAAACGGCTACTCGATCCAGCTTGGCCTGCCTCCGGTCACTCCCCCCGGGGTGCCTGAGACGCCGCTTCAGCGCTGGGACGGCACCGTACTGGCTCCGCTGACCGCGAAGCTCTGGAACGGCACCGCCGAGGTTCCTGTCACCCTGCCTGCGGACCCGGTGTACGGCAAGTACACGATCACCGACCTGCTCTCCACCCCGCAGTTCTACATCGCGCACCGTGGCTCCGGCGGCAACTGGCCCGAGCATACGATGCGCTCCTACACGGGTGCGGCGAACTGGGGAATGAAGGCGCTGGAGATTTCTGTGGTGCCCACCTCGGACGGGGTGCTGGTGTGCAACCACGACACCACCACCACCCGCACGACCGGCACGGCCCTCACCGTCGGCTCCGCGACGTGGGCGCAACTGCAAGCGCTGACGCACCGGACCACGGACACGGACAACCCGTCCCAGCCGGTCCAGCCGTTCACGAGGCTCGACGCTGTGCTGGCGAAGTTCGCCAAGAATCAGGTGCTGTTCATCGAGCCAAAGATTGGCGGGGTGTGGCAGCAGAACCTCCGCGACCTGATTATGGCGAACACCGACAACCCGGCCCGGATCGTCTGGAAGGCTTCGATCAACGCCACCGGCTTCACGAACGCGAAGGCGCTTGGGATGAGCACGTGGGGCTACTACATCTACGGCGATCCGCTGTACGACGATGTCGAAGGACTGGCGGCACGGACGGACATCGACATGCTCGGCGTTGAGGTCGGCGCACCGACCGCATGGCAACAGCGCATCGTTGCCGCCGGGGTTGCGAACAACAAGCCCGTCATCACGTGGGCTGTTTCGACCATCGCTGACCGGGACCGGCTCGCGGCGCTCGGCGTACGGGGCTTTATGACCTCGAACATCCGTGTCGTCCTGCCCAAGTTCACCTAACGGGACCGCAGGATAAAATTTCGGCAGTTGGTCGACCAACTGCTGGCCCCGAGGAGGGACTGAGTGTTTACCCAGAGGATCACCCCCAATCCGAACATCTCCTGCAAGCCGGGGTGGTGCCTCGAATACGTGCGCCGCACCTTCGGCCAGCCCGCTGTTCCCGGCTACGGCACCGCTACCGCCGGGTGGAACAACTCCAAGACCCAGCACCGGGACCGCAACTTCCCGGCTGGTGTCGCCGTGCCGGTCTGGTACGCGCTGGCCAACGAGCCTGCCGGGCACGTTGTCCTGCGCCTGCCCGACGGGAGCGTGTACTCCACGTCCGACCTCGGCACCGTCCCGCACCACCACCCGGACCTCGCGGACTTGGAGCGGTACTACGCCAAATACGGAATGACCCTGACGTACCGAGGCTGGACCGAGGACATTCAGGGCACCCCGGTCATCACCCCGGTCATCATCACCCAGAAGGAATGGTACGAAATGGCTCTCGACGCACAAACCAAGAAGGACATCAACGAGGCAGTCTGGGGCGGTCCCGGCATCCCTCTCATCCAGAACATCGAACTCGGTCGCGGTGAATGGGCTGGAACCCTGCTGGGTGCAATGACCGACCGCATCGTTCGCCAGCAGATCAAGCCGCTGCGTGAGACTGTCGCCGCGCAGAACATCCAGATCGAGAAGCTGGTCGGTGCGCTCGCCGCCGTCTCCACGGGGCAGCCGTTCGATCAGGCCAAGCTCCTCGAATCAATCGCCAGCGCCGTCAAGGGTGCCCTGCCCACCACCGTCAGCTTCAAGTAAGGCCATCGCCGTGACCGTCGTCCAAGCACAGATCATGAGGCCGGATTCCACCGGCACGCTCAAGCCTGCCCGTGGGTATCTGCGCTGGACGCCGGTCAGGGGCTGGTCCACCAACGGTGCCGCGCTGGTTTTGCCGATGCCGTTCCGGGTGAAGCTCGTTGCCGGTGCCACTTCCGTCACGGTCGATCCGACCACGGTGGACTGGGCGTGGGAGGTCACCTACGAACTGTTCGGCCTGCCGCACGAGAAGCGTTACTACTCGGTGCCGAACTCCGGCACCCCGCTGGACATCAACACCCTCACGCAGGTGGCCCCGTTGACCGGCCAGTCCGCCGGTCCTCTGCCGGAGAACTGGTCGGTGGCGCTGGCGGCGGCTGTCTCCTCCGCGCTGGCCGGTCAGATCGCGCCCGCTGTGGCCGCCGCTGTGGCCGCCGAGTTTGCGAATGGCATTGATGTGGGGCCGCAGGTCACCGCCGCTGTGAATGCCGCTGTCCCTGCCGCTGTCTCCGCTCAGGTCCCCGGTGCTGTCACCACTGCGGTGAACGCGGCGCTCCCGTCCGCAGTTTCCAGCGCGGTGTCGGCAGCCGTCCCGAGCGCGGTGTCCACTGAGGTTGCCGCCGCCGTCCCCTCCGCAGTGAACGCGGCAGTTCCCGGTGCCGTCTCTACGGCAGTGAACGCGGCAGTACCGGGTGCTGTCTCCACGGCGGTCACGGCACAGGTCCCGGGCGCGGCCACGGCGGCAGTCAGCGCCGCCCTGCCCGCTGCGGTCACAGCGGAAGTCGCCGCCAAGGTCGCCACCCTCCCCGCCTCCATCAAGGTCATCACCGGCTCCGAGGTCCGCCCCACCACCACCGGATCGGTGTCATGGATCGGCGGCACCACGAAGCCGACGAACATGGTCAACGGTGATGTCTGGTTCAAGGCAGTCCCGTGACGATCTACCATCTGTTTCCCGGCACCACGCCGCTGGTGCAGGCATACGACAAGGGCGGACCGGTCATTGTCGCCACCACGTTCAAGGTCACAGCCCCGGTGTGGATCACCCAGTTGCGCTACCTCTCCGGGCATGGTGCTGACTACGACACCACTCCGCGCATCGGGTCCATCTGGTGGTTGAGCGCGGCGGGCAACAACCTTGGCAAGGTGGTGGCCGATGTCACCATCCCCGCCCCGTCCGGCCCGGACCAGTGGACTGCCGTCACCCTTGCCCAGCCGTTCGTCCCGACGGTGGGCCAGTTCTACAAGGTCGCCATCCAGTACCCGAACGGCGGCTACCCGGCAACCACGCGCTACTTCGACAACGGTGACGGCAATGGTGACTTCGTCTACGGCCCCGTCGTGGTTCCCGTCTCCCCGAGCCTGCCGGGGAACATGCAGGGCACGTTCAAGTACACGCCGTACACCTCAGACAACACCGATGGCACGTTCAACAGCGCCTCCTACTATGCCGATGTCACCATCACCGACGTTGATCCCACTAATGTCGAAAACGTCTTTGCCGCTGACGGCACTGCCTACCGGGCTTCCTTTCTTGCCAACGACATACTGACCACAACGGTCCCCACACTCTAGGAGAGTCCATCATGGACGCTTGGCCGATTGACTGGCCCGCCAGCATCGACATCACCACCTACGATGCCGACATTGTTGCGCTCGCAGAGACGTACGCCGCGAACACCCTCCGGTTCCTTACCCTGAACCGGGTGGGAGGGCTGCCCATCACCGTCATGCCGTGCTCCAGCACCTGCGCTTCCCCGGCCCCGTACATGGCGGGCCACTCCCTGCTGCCGTTCCACCCGGTCCTGCTGGACTCCGGGGCGTACGCGAACTGCTACTGCGCTGTTGGCTGCGGCTGCAGCAGTGCTCCGGCTGTCCGCCTCAAAGCACCGGTTGGCCGCATCGACGAGGTCAAGATCAATGGCGTGGTTCTTGATCCCAGCACCTACCAAGTGGAGGACGGAAACCGACTTGTCCGTATCGACGGGAACGGCTGGCCCCCCTGCTCGGGCCGGAACTTCACCGTCACCTACCTGAACGGCCACGAGGTCGACGCGATGGGTCAGTACGTCGGCGGCCTGCTGGCGGACGAGTTCCTGAAGGCGATCACTGCGGACAAGAAGTGCCGTCTGCCTGCGAACGTCACCACCGTGTCCCGGCAGGGCATCAGCATGGAACTGTCCACCGGCATGTTCCCCGACGGCACCACCGGCATCAGGGAAGTGGATGCCTACCTGATGCAGTGGAACCCGTACGGCATGCGAACGCGGCCCGAGGTGTACTCGCCAGACCTGCCCCGCCAGCACGCCGTCACGTGGAAGGCACCGTAATGCAACTGCGCGAAATGCTCGCGGTACTGCTGCAGGAACTGATCGCGGTGCTGCGTGATGCAGACCAGCTTGACTCGATGTGTGCCGTCACCGTGTACCCGGGCACTGCCGTCCCGGTGGACTACGTCGGCGGCGATGGGTGCATGGGGATGGCATGGGTGCGGCACACTGGTTCCAACCCCAGCGTGGCGTTCCCCAGCGCGGACGTATCTGTGGACAACTGCGCATCAACGCTGGCGCACAGCATTGAGGTCGGCATCATTCGTCCTGCGCCGATCCCCGAGTCGGACGGGATGAATGTGGAACTGCCGGATGCGCTGACCCACATGAACTCCGCGCTGGACCTCGCGGACGACATGATGCTGATGAAGGACGCCATTCAGCGCGCCGCCAAGTCCATCGACTTCGTCATCCTCGGAGGCTACGTCCCCAACGGGCCGGAGGGTGGGGCTGTCGGCGGTACGTGGTCACTGACAGTGGGAGATGACGACGATGGCTAGGGGCAGCAGCCGCCTTTTCATCCACGAACCGGCTGTGCAGTCATTCATCCGCATCGGTGGCCCTGTCCGTGGTCACATCAACGACGTTGCGCGGGATGCCAGCATAGAGGCTTCGCTGATCCTCGCCCGTGGCACATACGGCAGTCGGAACGGTAGCCACAACCGCTCCGGTCGCCTAACCCGTGGCAACAAGTGGAACCGCGCCAAGGACACCGGCCCGCTGACCGCGACAGCGGAGTTCTACAACAACACCAAGCACGTCTGGTACTTCATGGAGGGCACGACCGGACCCATCACCGCCACTGGGCCGTGGGGTTACCTGCTGGTTCCACGCCATCCAAGGGGGCAGTTTTCCAGCCGCTCCAAGGGTGCCGGTTCGGAACTGTACGCGGCGTGGAAGGGGCGCGAAAAGAAGGGCGTCAAGGGGTTCTTCCAAGCCCAGTCAGTCGCCGGGCAGAAGCCGAAGCCCTTTATGAGGGCTGCCCTTCGCACGGCGATGAGGGCGAACGGATTCCCACCCCGGTAGTCTGAGGCTGTTGGACGGCAGTTGGTCGACCAACTGCCAATCAGACGCAAAGTAGGAAGAGGGCACGTGAAAGAGTTTGTAACAGCAGCCAAGGATTCCCTCGGCGAGGTCGACGAGGAATCCAAGATCACCTTCAAGCACGACGGAAGGGACATCACCTTCTTCGAGCCGTCCACCGGCCAGCAGGCCATCATGCTCAGCATGGGTGGCCGCAACATGGACGTACGGACCATGGGCACCTTCATCCAGCTGTTCTTCGAGATGGCCGACGACGAAACTGCGAGGTACCTGCAGGGCCGTCTGCTCGACCGCAATGATTCGTTCGACGTTGGCGGCGAGGGCGGCATCATGGAACTGTTCGAGGCCGTCACTGAGGAGTGGTCGGCCCGCCCTACCCGAGAACTGTCCGACTCACCAGCACGGCCACGGTCAACTGGACGCGCATCGACGGCCAGTTCTCGGGCCAAGGCATCGACATCCTCAGCCTCCCGTTCTCGCGCTTCCTCAGCGTCGTAGAGCACTGGGCGCTGGAGCGCCTTAGCCAAGAGGATGCAGAACGGTGGCTGGAGGAACTGGACCGGCCACTCCCCGGACACCCAGACAATAGCTGGGACGACGGGGAAGATGAGATGGATCAACTGAAGTACCTGTAGAAAGAGGTCACCGTGGGCATCGGGCGCGAAGTAGCGGACGCATACATTGATGTCCACGGTGACCTCAAAAATTTCCGTCGGGACCTTGAGGGTGCCCGGGGGGATGTCCAGAAGGCCGCGCGTGAGCAAGCCGACCAGTTCGCGGACGCATGGGGAAAGCGCGTCCAGCAGGACGTGAACGGCAAGTGGGGCGACATCGTCAACGCGATGTACTCCGAGAAGCAGGTCGACTGGGACCGCCTGATCGGGGAGTTCAATCCCCGGAGCCTCGACGATGCCCGCCAGAAGATCACCGAGTTCCTGCGCGAGATGCGGGACACGGACCACCTCATTGACGAGATCGGTGAAGACGGCAAGAAGACCGGCGAACAAATCGCTGATGGCACGAAGCTCGCCAACGACGAGTTCGACCGCATGGTCGGTCGCCTCCATGAGGTTGTGGCGGGGATGCAGAAGCAGGAGGATCACCAGCGCAGGCTGATTGAACTCCAGCAGACACTCTCCGGCATGCAGGATAAGGAGTTCCTCAAGCAGCAGGAGGAAGGCCGGATACAGGAAGCCTTCGCCAAGGCGGAGGAGAATCTGGCGAAGCTTCAAGAAGACGCCCACCGCATGAACGAAGAGTGGATGCAGCGTCGCGCCAAGACGATGCAGGAAGCCATCGACATGAACAAGGCGTGGGCGCGCACGTTCGAGGGCATGCGCAAGAACAACGCCATCAAGGATATGGAGGCGGACTTCAAGAAGCTCGCCGAGGTGATGACCTCGGTGGACATGGAGGGCTTCGCCAAGAGCTTCGACAACCTGCATCAGGCCCGCGCCCGCATCTATGATGTCACCGCCGCCATGCAGGACCAGAAGCGGATGTCGCAGGACATGGCCGATGTCCTGCACGCCCAGATCAACCAGTTCATCGACGACCAGAACGCCAAGTCCAAGGCCATGAAGGACGCGCTGGATGAGACGAACCGGCTGCGGAAGGCGCAGGACGACTACAACGCCTCGCTCTCCGGCATGGCCCGGAACTTCCACTTTCAGGAACTGGAGAACAACTTCCGCAATCTCGCGCGAGCGATGGACACCAACGACTTTTCGCACTTCGAGCGCGGTGCCCGGAACGTCAGGGAGATGCGGGACAGGATCAGCGAGACTGCCTTCCAGATGCACAACCTCGGTCGGATGACCGATGGTGAACTGAGCCGCATCATGGGCAAGATCGGTCTGGTCAATGGCCGGTTCCAGCAGATGAGGGGCGAAGGCACCCGCGCGTTCGCCAGCCTGCGCAACGCCGCCTCACGCTTCGGCGGCTTCGTTTCGGGCGTCAGTTCCAAGTTGCAGGGCGTGCGCGAGCACCTTCAGGGCTTCGCCGGGCTGAACGTCTTCGGCGACATGATCCGGCAGGGCTTCGACTTCATCCACAACCTCGACCGCATTGCCGTGTCCGCGTCCAACCTGACGATGAAGCTTTCCGCCGTCGCCTCCATCGGTGGCTCCGCGCTGCAGTCGCTGTTCGTCATCGTCGACGACCTCGGCCAGAGCATCAGTGGGCTGAGCGCACTCATCCCCGCCTTCGCCACCGGCTTCGGCATCATGGCCTACGTCGGAATGACCGCGCTGCAGGGCATGGCGCTGAAGTACAAGAAGGAACTGAAGCAGTGGAAGGAGGACATGTTCAACGAGTTGGACAAGGGTCTCAAGCCTGCCATGGACCGCTTCTCCAACGTCATGCTCCCCACGCTTCAGAAGAACCTGAAGAAGGTCGCCGCCGCTGAGGGCCGCCTGTTCGGTGCAATCCTCGACGGGATCACCAGCAGCACCGGCCCGGACAAGATGAACCTGATGTTCCAGCGCATGAACGATGCGATGGACAAGTCCCACGTGGGCGTCAAGGCATTCATCGACGCTTGGGCGCGGCTCGGCCTCGTCGGCTCCAAGTATTTCGGCCGCTTCGCCGACTGGATCAACAAGCTCGGCACCAACTTCGACGACTTCATCAAGAAGGCTGAGAAGGACGGGCATATCGACAAGTGGATCGAGCGCGGCATCAAGGGCTTCAAGGACATGGGCCGCGCCATCGACGGCACCATGGGAATCTTCAACGCCATCGTCGACGCCGCCCGCAGGGCCGGGTCCGGCGGGCTGGATGCGTTCGCCACCGCCCTCCAAGACATCGCAAAGACGATGCAGGAGAAGGGCTTCCAAGACACCATGGTCATGCTGTTCTCCGGTATGCGGATTGAAGCGGAGAAGATCGGCGACGCGCTCTACGACCTTGGCCCGGCCATTCAGTCCGTCATGCCGTCGGTGAAGATCGCGCTGAGCGATCTTGGCGACGCCGTCGCCGACATCATCGGCTACATCGGGCAGATTCTCACAAACCCCACCGTCCAGAAGGGCATCACGGATTTCACTGGCGGGATCGCGGACGCAATCGCCACGTTGGAACCGGCGATCAAGCCGTTCGCGGATTCCATCGGCAACATGCTGACCCTGCTCGGCAAGATCGTTGTGTCCGTCGCCAAGATCGCCACCGCCTTCACGGTGAACTTGGCCCCGGTGCTGGACACGATGTCGACCAAGGTCCAGACCCTGCTGGACCCGCTTTCGGACGCGGCCACCAACGTCGTCGAGAAGTTCAAGCCGATCTTGGAGGCGTTCGACAAGTTCATCGTTGCCCCGATTGTCGCCGGAATGAAGGGCAACCTGATCCCGGCGTTCAACGGCTTCGTCGACAAGGCCGGGCCGGTGATCGCCAAGATGGTCGAGGACCTCGGCCCGACCATCAAGACCCTCGCCACGGAGACCCTGCCGAAGGCGGTGCAGTTCGCCACCGAATTGCTGGCCCCGCTGGGGAGCCTGTTCGCCCTGTTCACCCCGACGCTTCAGTCCCTCGTGGAGAAGGTCGGCAAGGGCTTCGACTCCCTCGCCGCCGCCATGCGGATCGCCAAGTTGGAGGCCCGCCCGGAGGACTGGGGAATCCTCTTTGGTTCCTTCAGCATGGAGCAGGCGAAGGCGAACCTCGACGAGCAGCAGAGGAAGCTGGACTCCTTCGGCAAGACGAACAAGATCAAGTGGGGCGAGGTGATGAAGGAGATTCTGGTCGGCGACCTCAGCTACGGCTTGGGCATCGCAGCGAAGAAGCTCGTCGACACGCTCGCGCCCGGCCTCGGAGCCGCCCTGACGCAGGGCATGGGTTCGATCAACTACGACGATCCGACATCGCAGGCGATGTTCAAGGCGCTGGACAAGAACATCAAGGACCAGATTCGGAAGACCGTCGAACTGTTCACCGGCAGCAACCCGGAGATGAACGACCTCTCCGACAAGGTTGACCACTGGGTCGTGGAGGCTTTCCGCAACCTGTTCGACAACATCCTGCCCAGCCTCCAGTCGGCCAACATCGACCTGTCCAACGGCATCAAGGAGTTCTTCGACGATCAGGGCAGGAAGATCGACAACCTCGACGCCGTCGTGAACAAGTGGTTCGAGGACAGCATCTTCAAGCCCATCCGCACCGGCTGGGAAAACGACATGCGCCGCATCAACGAGTGGTGGCAGACCACCATCCCCGAGTCCTTCAAGAGCGATACGAAGGACTACGGCCTCGGCCCTGCCATCATGAACTGGATCACCAACGATGTCCTGCACCTTGGTGACGCGAACGTTGAGTCCATCAACAAGACCGTCAATGACTGGTTTGAGAACAACGTGTTCAAGCCCGTACGTGATGCGTGGAACACGGCGATGACCTCCGTGACCGACTGGTTCAAGAGCGGCGGTGACCATGAGAGCAGCAACCGTGGCGATGGCAATGGTCAGGTCAATTTCCCGGCCCTCTGGAACAGCTTCTGGTCTGAGGGCAACATCGGCGACATCAACCAGACCGTCAACGACTGGTTCGAGAACACCATCTTCAGGCCCATCCGCGAGGCGTGGGATACCGCGTGGAAGGCTGTGTCCGACTGGCTCACCAGCGGCGGCGGCGGGGAGAGCAGCAACCGCAGCGACACCAACGGACAGGCGTTCTGGCAGAGCTTCTGGGGCGGCTTCGGCGGCATGATGGGCGATGTCAACCAGTGGGCTGAAGGCATCAACGCGACGGTCAACAACTGGCTGGAAACCAACGTCTGGAAGCCCATCAAGGACTGGGTGGCAAACCTTGACTGGGCGCAGATCGGCGCTGACCTGTGGAACGGCTTCATTCAGGGCCTGACCGGCAAGGATGTCAACGCATGGGAGAAGATCGGGCAGGGCTTCACCGGCTGGGTCGAGGACATGAAGAGGTTCTTCGGCATCCAGTCGCCGTCCACCCTGATGTTCGGCATAGCTGGCGATATTGTCGCGGGCTTCCTCAACGGCTTCGGCGACTTCGCTGCCTCGGTCGGGGCGAAGTGGGAGGAAATCAAGACCACCGTCACCACCAAGTTCCAAGAAGTGGTGGACGGCCTTGCTGGTAAGTGGGAGGAGTTCAAGACCGGCTGGTCTACCTTCTGGACGGACGTTGGCACGACCCTTGGGACCAAGTGGGAAGAGTTCAAGACCACGGTCAGCACCAAGTTCGAGGAACTGAAGACGGGCGTGACTTCGGCGTGGGAGGGATTCCAGACCGGCTGGTCCCAGTTCTGGACCGACACCGGTACGACGCTGTCCACGAAGTGGGAAGAGTTCAAGACAACCGTCAGCGGCAAGGCCGGGGAAATCAAGTCCGGCATCGAGGGCTGGGCAGGGGACGTAACGAACGGCTGGAACGGATTCTGGGGCGACGTGGGCAACACGCTGGGCCAGAAGTGGGGGGAGTTCACGAACACCACCTCCACGAAGGCCGGGGAAATCCGCAACAACATCAGCAACTTCGGAAGCGATGTGTCCCGGAACTGGAGCGGCTTCTGGGGCACCGTTGGTGGCACCCTCAGCGACAAGTGGAACCAGTTCACCGGTACGGTTCGGGACAAGTCCGGCAATATGAAGGGCGACGTTCAAGGCATGGGCACGTCCATGATCGGGAATGTCCAGAGCGCCATGGCGCAGATGTGGAACTCCCTGTCCGGTGCGTTCATGAACTTCGTCAGCTTGGTGATGAACAAGGCCAACGACATCATGGGCTACATCTCTGGACTCCCGGGCCGGATCGCTGGTGCGCTTGGCGGACTGTCGTACCTGCTCTGGGGTGCGGGTTCAAGCATCATGGGCGGCTTCCTGAGCGGTCTGCGGTCCTCGTGGGGCGCGGTGACGGACTTCGTCGGCGGCATCGCGGCTTGGATCAGGGCGAACAAGGGTCCGCTGGACTACGACGCGAAGCTGCTGGTGCCTGCCGGTGAAGCCATCATGGGTGGCCTCCAGCGGGGACTGGAATCCAAGATGGACCCGCTGCTGAACACCCTGCAGACCATCACGGCGCTGGTCACGGACAGCGTCACAGCCGACCTGTCCAAGTCGGTCATGTACGTGGCTGGCGCGGATGCGGCGCAGGGGCTGGCAGATGGGCTGAAGGCGAACCGCGACAGCGTACACAACGCGCTGGGCACCCTCGGGGCGTTCACCGTGCCCACTTCTGAGGTTACGGTTGGCGGAGCATTCTCGGCAGTTGGTCGACCAACTGCCGATTCCACCTCCCGCGCGTTCAACATCGCCGAAGGTGCAGTGCAGGTCCACACTCAGGCCACCGACCCTTGGATCATCGCCGGGACCGTTACCGATGCGCTGTCCGATGCTTTCTCGACCAACTCACGGATGTAGGACGGCACCATGTACGACGGATGGCTCGAATATGCAGGCACGGAAATCCTCAACGCCGCCCGCACCGCGACGTACCTGAAGGCATTCGTGCCCCAGTTGGATGTGAAGCTCACGTACCCGGGCCTGCGCACCGCACGCGGGCATGGGACCTACGTGTCCCCGGCAGCGGACGCGGCTCCTTGGTATGTGGCGTCCCGGGCCGTCTCCGGGGATTTCTACGGGTTCATGCCAACGGTGCTGGCTGGTGCGGACGACTCGTCCCGCACTGTGTCCGCGCAGCAGCTTGGGGGGAACGGTGCGGTCCACTCCAAGCCCCGCTACAGTTCCCGGGAAATCAAGGTGCGGCTGACCGCATTCGCCAAGGACGACAAGGCCATGAACGAGGGGCTTGCGTGGCTCAAGGATGTCCTGTCCTCCGGGGACTGCGGGCAGGCGTTGGGGGCCTGCACCGACAACGACCTGCGGCTGTATGCGGCGGCTCCCCTGCTGGGGGCTTCGGACGCCAACCTGATGCGCACTTTCGTCCGGGTGGAGGTGCTGGATAACGCCAAGGTGGTCAAGACGATGCCGTCCCACTACTGCGCGATGCGGGAGGTTGAGTTCCTGTTCTCTGCCGGGGTGCCGTGGGCATGGACACCAAAGACAACGAATGGCTCGTTGACGCTGGCGAGCGGTTCTTCCTTCACGGACCCTGCGGGGGAAGACTGCTGGGTATCAACCAACCCCTACACCGAGTTCATCGCTGACCCCTTCTACACCGCTATCACCCAGCCGCCGTCGCCACCGCGAATCACCCCGCCGAACGTAATCAAGGTGACCAGTTGGCGGCGCTCCACCATGGCGGTTCTCTCAGCGGATGTGACCCGGTGGGGCAGGGTTGCGCCGATCCTGACCATTACGACCGGGGCAGGCGGGGCGTCGCAGGTGCGGCTGCGCTTCTACGGCGGGGGCACCCTCAGCGGCTGCGGCCACGAGGGGGAGTTCCTGATTTCGTACATTCCACCGAACGCGACAATGACCATCGACAGCATCCGTCGGGAAATCAAAGTGCTGAAGTCCAACGGCAAGACCGTCGTTGGCGGTCAGTTGGTGTACGGCTCGGACGGGATGCCGGTGACGTGGCCCTCGCTGGGCTGCGCTGGCTCCTACACCATGACCGCTGACATGCTCCCGGGCCAAACCGGGATCACGGTAATGCTGGAGACGGCGGTGAGGGAGTAATGGCGCTTAGCTGCCAGCAGCACACCGCTTACATCTACGACCGGGGTGGACTCCGGGAACTAATTGCAATCACCCCGCTGACCAGAGTCAGGTGGGGCAGGACCCGCGATGACATCTCCACCGCAGATGTCTTTGTGGCGACCCCGGGACGGAAGTGCGCCGAGCAGTTGGGCATGATCGAGGCCGGGCGCGTGGAACTGGTGATCTTCCGGGGCACGGTGCGGGTCTGGGAAGGGCCGGTGACAAGGGTTGCGTATCGGGGCGATAGCGTGCAGATCACGGCCCACGATGTGATGCACTACGTCAACCGCACGGCGATGCGTGCGGAGTACGACAACCGGTACCCGAACACCACCTACGTGCTGGACCGCGTCAAGCGCATTCTGGATGCTGAACTGGCACGGAAGGAGGCGCTGGACCCGCCGATCAACGTCCTGCAGCACATCCAGTACCTCTACATCACCCCGCGCACGGACGCCCGCACCACCGCCCGGACGCTTCCCTATGAAATGTCGGTGTTCGACCACCTTGACGCCTACGCGGCCCGGGGTGGCATGGACTACACCGTGGTGGGGCGGCGCATCCTGTTTTGGGATGTCCACCAGCCCATCGGGCGGACCGCGCAAGTGACCGCTGACGACTTCCTCGGCGACCCGATCATCACCCAGTACGGGATGGAGTTGGCCACGCAGGTCTACATCACCGACGGTAAGGGCCATCACGGCAGTTACGGTCTGGTGGACCCGTACTACGGGGAATGGGAGATGGTGCAGGACGCCTACGACGAAACCACTGGTGGACCCGACGACCCCGTCAACGATCCGAACAACCCCGACAGCGGCCCGACTGTGACGGAGATGAACTCGCAGGCTTCGCGCATCTGGTCGCAGTCGAAGCGGCCCCCGATTGTCGTCCGCATCCCCGACAACACCTCCCTGAACCCGGCGGGGGTCCTGAGTATTGAGGACCTTGTCCCGGGCGTGTGGGTGCCCTTGGCCGCTATGCTGCCGGGTCGTTCGGTTTCCCAGATGCAGAAGCTGGATAGCATGACCGTTGAAGAGACCGCCGAATCTGACGAAGTCATTCAGGTGACGCTGTCCCCGGCTCCAATCGGCAGTTAGACCACGATGGAAAGGGGACTCTAAGTGTCCATGCAGCACCCACGTAACTTGGCCGAATGGCAGAAGGCCGTCGAGCGCGCCCTCAAGGCCAACAAGAGCGGCGTGCAGGTCGCCATCTCGCACGCCACCGATGAGGCGCAGGTCGTCCGCGACGAGGTGGACAGCTACAAGAACCTCCAGCCAACTGCCCCGGTTGAGCTAGTCGCCCAGACCTCGACCTACATCGACGTGAGGGGCTACCACCGGGGCCGGGTCATCATCGGATTCCCGGCGGTCACGCTCTCCACCACCGCCGAGCCGCTGACCGTCACGAACTACCAGCTTGCCGCGCAGGCCCACGACGCAAGTTGGGTACCGACGGAACCTACCTTCAACATCGTCGCCACCTCCGATGGCCCGTCGCTGATGGCGATGGATTTCACCCCCGGCTCGAAGTGGAAGTTCAAGGCCCGCGCCTCAGCCGGAAACTTCACCCGCCCCGGGCAGTGGTCGGCTGAACTTCAGGTCACCATCGTCTCGGACACCACCCCGCCGCCGCAGACCTCGACCCCGGTCGGGACGGTGGTGCTGGCGACGATGAAGGTCGCGTGGGACGGCTTGGCCGCTGGTGGCGGGCTGATGCCTGCCGATCTGGAGCGGGTAGAACTGGCGTTCGGGCTGTCCTCCTCCCCCACGACGATCATCGACACCTACTACTCGGCTGATCCGACGTTCACGATGGTGCCCAAGAGCGCCTACAACGTCCCGCACTACTTCCGGCTCCGCGCCGTGGACACCTCTGGCAATATCGGCCCGTGGTCCACGCAGATTTCGCTGATCCCGGTGCCGCTGGTGGACGTGGACATCATCCAGTCCGTCCTCGACGGTGCCAAGCTCACCATCGGCACGGTCGCTACGGCAGCGCTGGCGGATCAGGCCGTCAATACGGCGAAGCTTCAGAACAACGCCGTGGACCAGAACAAGCTGGCGAACCAAGCTGTCTCGTTGGCGAAGCTGGACACCTCGCTGAGCACCACCGTGACGACGGCGTACTCGAACGCCTCGACGGCGCTGGCTAACGCGGCGACTGCCGACGGGAAGGCTGGGACCGCGCAGACGGCGGCGGACAAGGCGAAGGCTGTGGCTGATGCCGCGACCGCGCAGGCACAGAACACGGTGCCCGACTCCACGTTCGCCCTCGGCTCGGAACGCTGGGACTCGCAGTCGTTCCCCGCGTCCACCACCTTCCCTGCGGTTGCCGACGCGCATCGCGGCGCAAACGTGCTCCAGATGACCGCCAACGGGACACTGGTGCAGGTCGCCTCCGACTACCAGCAGCCCGTCACTCAGGGCCAAATCTGGGAAATCGCCGGGTGGGTCCGGGTTTCCGGCACCCTGCCGACCGCAGGGGACGTGCGGCTTGCGTGCATCGTCACTGACACCAGCGGTGTTGCGACGTTCCCCGCGCAGGTCACCCTTGCGGCGACCGCGCTGACCACGACGTGGCAGCGGATGGTCGGCTACTACACGGTGCCCGCCGGGATCGCCAAGATTGCGTACCGTATGCGGCTCGACGCACTGACCACCTCCGGGACGTTGGTGCAGTGGAGTGACGTGTCAATGCGCGATGTCACCACCGCGAAGACCGCGCTGGACAATGCCGCGCTGGCGCAGTCCAAGGCTGACACGGCGTTCAACCTCGCCGGGGACGCGAACACTGCCGCCGGACTCGCGCAGACCAGCGCGAGCGGCAAGAACAACATGATGTATATGGCGGCTCTGCCTTCGGGCACCGGCTGGGCCGACGGCGACACCGTGTTCATTCAGGCGTCCCCGACCGCGCCGATCACCGCGCAGTACAGGTGGACCAAGACCGGCCCCTCCACCGGGTCGTGGGGGTCCCAGACCCTCGGCAATCAGGTCCTCGCGTCGCTGGACCTTGGCAAGGCGACCGTGGGTACGCTCGACGGCAAGTACGTCACCATCGGCACCCTGTCCGTGGACCGGCTGATGGCCGGGTTCGGGCTGAACGTTATCCCCGACCCGGTGTTCGTCCAGCCCGCCATGACGGCGTTGCGGATAGCGAACTCCACCAGCACGTCATCCGTCTGGTCGGTGAACGCGACAACCGGCAACTTCGACGCCGCCATGCCGACGACCGGCAACTACTACTTCCGCCCCACTGGCGTCACCCAGACCTCGACGACGTTCGCTAGCTGGATTCCGGTGCGGCCCGGCGAGCGGTGGCGGATCGACGCGGGGATCGTGGCCGGGGGCAGCGGCTTCAACGGCGACCTCCGGTTCACGTTCCGCACCAAGGACGGCTCCGCGACAGTCGCCGCCGCGTCCCCGACGAACACCCCGTTCACCACTTCGGGAACCTACAGCTACGACACGGTTGTCCCAGACACCGCGTACTGGGTGCTCCCGGAAATCCGGTTCGGCGGGTATGTCGGAACCGCGTCCATCACACCCGGGTCGATGGCCATGTACCGGATGACCGAAGCGTCGATGATCGTCAACGGCTCCATCACTTCGCTGGCGCTGGCGACGAATGCGGTGACGGCGAAGCAGCTTCTCGTCGGCGACTTTGCCAACATCGCCATCGGCTCGGACTTCGAGGACGCGAGCGCGGTCCCGTGGACTCTCAACGCCCTGCACACGATCACCACCACGCAGAAGAAGTTCGGCACGTCCTCCCTGCGGCTGGGTCCGGGCACCGGCACGCAGTCCTCGCTGTTCACCAACGACACCCGGGTGAAGGAGGGGGAGCAGTGGAACGTGAAGTTCTGGGCGTACATCGACGCCTCGTTCAACGGCACCTCCGGCGGCTCAAAGATTCGCTTCGGCGATCAGGGCACCACGCACATCTTGTCCGCCCCGTTCAACGCGATCACCCGCAGCGTGTGGACGCCCGTTGAGATGACAGTCACGGCGCTCGCCGGGGACACGTCGTTCTACATCCAAATTCAGTCGGACCACACCGCCGGTTTCGCGTACATCGACGACATCCAGTTCCGCCGGGTGGCCGAGGCTTCGCTGATCCAGAACCTCGGGGTCGAGAAGCTGGTCGCCAGCGCGGCATCCATCAACTCCGCAGTGATCGACAAGCTGTGGACCGACGTGGTCAACTCCCGCAAGATCACCACGGACATGCTGGTGGTCACTGCCGGGACGAACATGGTCCCCGACCCGCTGTTCCAAGCGCCGGAGTCCCGGGCGAAGAAGTTCGGCAACGCGACCGGCTGGGACACCTACGTCTCCGGCGTCGGGATGCAGGCGCTCCGCTACGGCAACGCCACCCCGTCGTGGCCGAGCGTGGGCTACCTGAACCTGCTCGACTACGACTCCACCCCCGGCGTGGCGGACAAGACGAACTGGCTTCCGGTGATCGCGGGCGAGAAGTACGAGTTCTCCGGTCGGTTCTACGCCAACGACGCGGGGATCACCACGAAGATGTACGTCACCTTCGTGAAGGACGACGGCACTACGTCTGGCTGGTCCTCCGCGACCATCACCCCGAACCTGACCACCCCGGCAACTGAGCGCATCCCGGTGTGGGAGTTCACCATCCCGGCCAACGTCATCAAGATGGGTGCGCGCATCGAGCACCGTGGCACAACGGGCTGGGTGTCGCTCTACAACGACGGCATGTACTTCCGCAAGAAGGTGGATGCCAATCTCATCGTGGATGGCGGCATCCTCGCCAAGCACCTGACCGTCACCGACGAGATGTGGACGGACATCCTCCACTTCAAGAAGCTCGGCGGCGACGAGATTGATGTCAACGACCTGACGGCGGATACCGCGTGGATCGGCACGCTGCGCGGCGGCATCCTCATCAACGACGCGGTGGACACCGGCCAGTTGAAGGCCAGTGCGATCACGTCCAAGCACACCATCACGGGTGCCACGTTCCAGACCGTCACCACTGCGAGCCGTGGCATCAAGATCAACACCGCCAACGGCTTCCGCCAGTACGACGGCAGCGGCAACATCATCGTGGACATTGGCGGTGCCGCCGGGGCGAACATGATGGTCGGCGACCTGATGACCTCCCGGCCCGGCACCAGAGGCATCCAACTCGTCAACTCGTCCATCTGGGGCCTGCCTGCCATCGTGTACTCCTACGGCGGCGGCACCAGCGTCAACGAGGCGTCGACGTTCATGCGCTACTCGATAGCGGGGGACCCGGAGCTTGTTCACAGGGCACCTGACCGCTCCATCGTGGGGCAGGCCAGCAACCCCGGCTTCGTCCGCGTTGAAGGCGACCTCGTGCTCTCCCTCGGCGCGAACTCCGTCCAGAACATGCGCATCGAGCAGCCCTTCATCATGGGCGCATGGTCCCCGGTGGATGGCTACCACTCGATGCAGTTGAAGGGCGACCAGATCACCCTGACGGCGGCGGGCGGCAACGTCAGGTTTGAGTCCGGCAGCTTCTACACGCAGGCTCCCGGCATCTACAGCAAGACCACCGGTAACAGCGCCAACGTCTGGATCACCACGGACGGCGGCATGTTCCGCTCGACCTCGGCGTCGAAGTACAAGATTCTGCCCGAGGTCATGGAACTGCCCGAGACACTGCTCGACGTCGATGTGAAGAACTGGATCGACCTCGCTGCAGCGGAGGAGTACAGCAGCTTCTACGACAAGCCCGCCCCCCTCAGCGAGACGGACCAGCAGCGCTTCGACGCGATCTCACTCAAGCGCATCCCGGGTGCCATCGCCGAGGACGTGCTGGCCGCAGGCGGCGACGCCTTCGTGGTCTACGGGGAGGACGGCGAGGTCGAGGGCCTGATGTACGACCGGCTGGCGCTGGCGCAGATCAAGCTCCTGCAGCAGAGGGGCGAGGTGCTGGCCGAAACGCTGGCGGAGGTGCTGGAACGCCTCGATGTGCTGGAGTCGTAAACGGGATCGCCAGTAAAATCGCCAATGTCAGCCCCACCCACAGCACAGGAGACGCCAATGTCTGAAACACCTTCGGAACCGCAGAACAACGAGGACACGGTCCGGGCCATCGCCGAGCAGAATGCCGATCTTGTGGGGTACATACAGGAGTACCAGCAGAGGGCTGCCGACGAACAGTTCACCAACATCCAACTGCGCCGCAGGATCATGAAGCTTGAAGCCACCGTCTCCGAACTGGAGCGCCGCCTAGCGGCATCGGGCCAAGGCGAAGGCCATGCGGAGTAGCCTTCCAACCCGCAGTTGGTCGACCAACTGCCAAATGAGGGCAGTCAAAATCTCGCAATGTACCACCGCGCTGGGCCGTGGTGTTTTACAGTGTCTGAATAGGGGGCAGATGTGAGCAAGCTGGGGCGTGGCGGCAAGCCAAAAACGCTAATGATGTTCCGAGAACCGAAGGCAATCAACGCCGCACAGGTCATCACGAACTTCATGGCTGCAGCCGCAGGTTTCCTCGCTGCGTTCGGGGGCATTCCGAATATCCTGACGGGACAAATCGGGCCAGTGCTGTCGGTGGTTGTCGGCACCATCCTTGTCGTCGGCGGGATTATGGGGGGCTTTGCGGTCCTGTTCGGCAACTGGTGGCTTGAGCGGGTAGCCCTACTTGTTGTGGGTCTGGGGTGGGTGCTGTTGTTGCCCGCCTGCATATCCTTCGCATTCTCTGGCAAGGCCACCTCCTATACGATCTGGCTAATTGTCGCCCTTCTGTTTGCTGCCCTCGGGGACATCTTCAAGAGGTACCTCCGTATCCAATGGGCCTACCTAGACCCCCGGATGTGAGCCGCCATGACGCCTGAGATGTGGACCGCCATCATCGGGGTGGGAGGCTTCTCAGTCATCATCCCGAAGCTTGTCGATGGCCTCATCGCATGGCGTACCGGGCGCGCGCAGACTGAGAAGGTACACAACCAGTCGATCCTTGACCGGCTGGCTGAGTCCGAGCGCCGTTCGGAAACTGAAGCGGAATTGCGCCGCAAGCTTGAAGAGTACGCGGGCGTCCTGCGCCTGCGACTGGTGCAGGCAGGGGTCACGATGCACCGCATACCTCCATGGCCCGACAAGGTAGAGCAGAGGGAGAAAAAGTAATGGCTGATGCAGAAGGACGACACGTGGCGGCAAACGGGGAGGCTGTTGAAGCTGACGAGGCCACCGGCACCCCGCCATACGTTTCGGCCAGAACCCGGACTGTCGTGTACGTGGGCTGCCTTGCCTTCAACGCCCTGTGCCTGATGATCTTCGGGTTGCTCCCGATCTTTGGATGGCTGGACGCGGGTAAGTCGGCGCAGGCAATGAACGTCATCATCACCGCGATCAACCTCGTGTCCATGGGTCTTGCGGTGGGTTACAGGCCGACCCGTCCCGGTTCCCCGGTAAAACCCTGAGAAGATGAAGGCTCCCGGCGTGGGCGCGTCTCCTGTGCCGGGTACAAGAGAACCCCCCACTTCCGAGTGCCCTCTAGGAAGTGGGGGGTTCGCTGGCAGTTGGTCGACCAACTGCTAGATGTCCGTCATGGTGATGTCGAACAGGTAGTGCCCGACGCGGTCGCTGCGCTGGCCGGAGTGGGTCATGAACGGGCCGACCACGTACTCGTCGGAGTCGTCCGGCAGGATGCCCTTGCCTCCGTCCACCAGCCCGTCGATGTAATACTTCATCGTCGGTTGCAGGTTGTTCACGTCGCGCGACTTGTTGCGGGGGTAGGAAACTGCCACCTCGATCCGAACCTTCTCATGCTTGCCGAGCTTCCGGCCATGCGCCCGCCCGAGGGCACGGAGGACCTGTTTGCGGTCGTTCTCCGGCCTCCAGTGCAGACGCATGTTGGCATTGAGGTGGTTCGCCTCATGCAGGTAGAGCTTCCACTCCATCAAGTGCTAAGCATCCTTACTATCTTCCTCATCTGGGTCAGTCTCACCGCAGACGTGGCACGGGTATGAGCAGACCCGGTCATCCCAGTAGTCATCGTAGTAGTCGTCATCCATCGGATTTCCTGATCCACTCCGATTCGTCCATGACCTTCCAAGCGGCATCACAGGCTGGGCACTCACCACGGGGCTTGATGTCCCGGGTGAGGTGCGTGTGGCGGGGTGGCTTGGTCATGGCCTAATCATCCACAGGGACAGGAGGAAGGCGAGGAAGCCCAGCAGGAGTCCTGCGCCGATGATGCAGGCGCAGGTAAGTATCAGGCGCTTCATGCCTCCTCCTGATCCATTAGCAGGGCGTCCTTGATGACCTTGCGCAGGTCCATGGTGGTAACCACTGCAGGAACTGGACGCTCATCTGATGCGTCGTCCTCGGCCTCATCGCACAGATCGAGGACGGCGCGCACCGCTGCCTCGTACAGGTCCTCACGTTCCATCAGAAGCTCCCGCTGTCGCCGCCGCCGAAGCCGCCGCCGCTGTCGCTGGACGAACTCGACCCGCTGTCGTAGCTGGACGACGAGCCGCTGTCATAGCTGGGGCTGGGGGACGGGTCGTAGCTGGGACTGGGATCGTAGCTCGGGCTGTCGTTCCGGCTGGTGTCATTGTTGACCAAGCCGCTGAGCAGCCAGCCAGCGGTCAGCATGCCCGTCAGGTCCATACCCTCATCGGTCCTGCGCTGTGAGGGAGCAGCCGGGGCGCTAATGCGGGCTGGCGTGCTGGGCCGCTTGCCTTGGGGCCGGTACATTCCCGTCCGGGCACTGCGGGGCACCACGTCGACCCGTCGGATGGGGTCCTTGGGGGCACGGAGCCGTCCTGACGGGTATCGCTCGCGCTCTGCGGCGAGGCGCAGGCGCACGCGCTCCTCCATGCGCTTCCGTTCCGCCTCAGCCTCGCGCTTCCTGCTGCGCCTCGCCATCACGGCGACGATGATGACGGTGCCCGCCGTGGCGACCACAGCGATGTAGATGGGGACCACCGGGCTGGTGAGGTAGTTCATTGGTAGATTCCTTGCCGCTTGTATGCCCCACATCTGGAGCAGTCGAAATCATTGAGGTCGAACATTCTGTGGGGCGGGCGCTCCTCCCAGCGGTGCCCGAAGAGGATGCACCGCAGGAGGAGCTTCACGGCTGGACTACTTTGGCGTTGAAGGGTTCGATCAAGACCTCGTCCCCGGGCAACCGCCGAATACTGAGGGAGTCCTCGGGGTGGGTATCGAGGTAATCCGCGATGTCATCGGCGTCGAGTTCCTCGGGCTTGATGGTGAAAGCAGGCTGCCTGTCGATCCATGCCTGCAGTCGTGTCCGGTCAATGGTGGCGCGGCAGGACAACAGCTGCGACTCGCGCTCGATCCATTCGTATGTGATGTGCTCGGGGGTTGGTAGCTCTGTCATGGCCATTCTCTCTGTATTGTTCCTTCGCCAAGCTTCCCGCCATCGACGTAGAACGCAAGGGTCATATGCCCTGCATTCTTGACGAGGCGGATGTTGGACGTGGCATGCCGGGGACGGCCTACCTCCTTGATCGCCGCGATGATTGTGTCGTCGTCGGCGTTGCCCTTCAGGATTACGTCATTGGGCTTGCCCATCCCGGGGATACCGAGGCGGGTGAACTTCAATCGGGTCTGCATACTTCTCTTTCGGTTACGCGGTCTGGTCGTCGGCGGGGCTGGACACGTCGTTGAACAGCGCGCCAATGACGGCGGCTTCAGCGGTGGTGTACGTGCCGGACTCGTCAAGCTTGATTTCGATGGTGATGGACATAGCCATGGTTCTGGTTCCTATCGGTTAGGCGTGCTGCCAGCGGCGGAAGAACGGGATGCACTTGGCGCAGGTGGGATGCACGCATCCCCAGTAGCACTTGTCGGAAATGTAGGCCGATTGCCCGCACCGGTCGCACGGGACTATCGGGTCATCTGTCTTCGAGGACCCGCGCCTCATTCGATTTCGTCCGGCAGTTGGTCGACCGTCTGCGGGGTCAAAACGGGCTTCCGTTCAGGGCCGAGGCCAGCGCCATCGGGGTGATCCCGGGCAGGTCCAGATGCGTGCTGCCCTTGGCCTTGAAGTGGACGCGCACGCCTCCGGTGTTGGTGTTCTCACCGAACGCAGGGTGCATGTCCGCCGCCGAGAATGGGATGGCGTGGCTGATGTCGTCTACGTTGAGCACGGCATCCCCATTGGGGGTTTGGATCAGCGCGAACTGGGGGTGGTTGTGCGCGGTCATTGTGTCCTTTCCTTGTTGTCGGTGAAGTCCCGTCGGTGGGTGGCGTGGGCGCTGCACAGGTATCGCTCGAAGCCTTGGTAGATGCGGATGTGGGTCGCTGGCTGGACAACCTTGGCACCCTCATAGCCGCAGTCGTGGCAGACGATTGTGCGGGCACCCGCGTACCGGCGGTACTTGATCTTGTGTTCGGCATCGTCGTCGTCCTTCTTGGACCGCTCCCTAACCTGCTTGGTCGGAAGGTCCTCCATCCCGGGGAGGGGCGTGTCCTGCCACTCGGTCATTGGCTCCTCTTGCATCCGGGTCCGTGGTCGCTGACCATGTCGATGTACTCGCCACAGCCGTTACAGCGGCCAATCGTCATCTCTTCCTCCGCTTGTATGGGTTGGTGGGCCAAGGCCCGGGGTGGAGCTTGCGGTATGCCACCGCAGCTTCCTCCCAAACGTCAGCCTTGATCTGGTCAATGCTCCGTACGTCGGCGTCGACGACATCGGCTGGGCTGGGCTTGCCGGTCAGGGCTGCCATCACCCACAGGAGGCCGAGGGAGCCTGCGCGCAGGTGCAGGTAGACATCCTCCGTCAGGTGGAACCGCAGGTCCTTGACGAGTTCGACGGAAGCGGTGGCGGTCTTTTCGAGCTTGGTGATGGCCGGGTCCTGATTGGCCTTGGCGGGGTTGCCGCCCCTCTGCTTAGCCATGCTCCTTGAGAGCCGCGTCGTCGTCGTCCCCGAGGTGCCGCCCGTAGCGTTCCTTGTCGATGCGCTCCAGATTGCGGCGGTGCGCGGCCTGCGCTGAGGCTTCCTTCATCAGGAAGAGCATCATGAGGACGACGGTGAACAGGACGATCATGACTGCGATCTGCGCGATTACGTTCCAGTCGAACAGGTTCAGCGGTGGACCGTTGTTCATTGTTCTCTCCTACTTCTTCGCGCCCGGCACCTTAGTGATGCTGAGCTTCTTGTATCCGCTGCGGAAGCTGGCCTTGGTTTCCACCGGGCCAACCTCCGTCCACCGGATGTTGTAGGTGCCTGTTGATCCGGTGACGTTGTCGAGGGTGCGCTTGAAGGCCAACTCTTTCTTCTTGGCCTGCGCCTTCAGTTCCTTGGCTTCCTCCCACATCTCGACGGCGGCGATGATGTCGGGGTCCTCCAGCAACCCTTCCACGTCGGTGTCGTTACCCCGGCAGGCGGTGGCGTACTCGCAGTAGGACCAGCACCACTCGCGCGGCATGTCCCGGCTGGCATCCTCGTGGTGGATGACGGCGTACTTCACATCGTTCACCCACTCGTCGATGAACGTGATGACATCCTCGGTGTAGAGGTGCATCACCGCATGGGGGATCACGTCCTTGCCGGACCTGTCGAAGTAGACATCCCCGACCACGATGGGGAAGGCGGGGTTGAGAAGTCCGGCCTCGATGGCTGCCTTGGCGTAGGCGTGGACTTGGTAAATCTGCTGTTGGGATGGCCCAATCTTCTTGATGGTTTCCAGTTCAGCCTTGGACTTCCCGTCCCAGACGCCTTGGTAGAAGCCAAGCTCTGGCTGCTGTGCATCGAACGGGATGACGAGGTCCGGGTGTGCATCCACACCACCGCCCGAGGGGAGCGGGAAGAACAGACTCTCTTGGAACACCCAGCCGGGGTGGTCGATCTTCAACTGCGCTTCGATGGCTGCCCCGGCCACTGTCCCGAAGAACGCGGCTGTCTTGTCCCGCACATCGGAGAACGGAATCTGCTTCATCATCAGCGCCGCGTAGTTCTTGCAGTGCCCGAGGTTGCTGACGCCGAGCATGAAGTCGTGCTGTTGCATCGAGCGGGCGGTGTTGTTGCTGGCGTTCTGGATAGCTTCGTAGAAGGCGTTGGCTGCGGCTTCGCCGACCTTCACAAGGTCGATGTCCGGCGCGCTGTCCACGGTGTCCATCAGCGCTACGAGTCCCGCTGGGAGGTCACCCTCTGCCTCGTCATCAAACATGGTGTCCTCTCGGGGGAAGGCCACAGGGGACAGGCGTCTTGGGGGGGTACCTGCCCCCTGTGGGGTCTATTGGAGCAGTTGGTCGACCAACTGCTAGGCCGTCTGTGCGGCTTTCATTTGGAGCGCCCGGTTCAGCAGGGCTTGGTTCGCGTCCCGCTGCTCGGGGGTTGTGTTGTACTCGCTCTCGTCGACGACGACGGCTTCCTCTGCCGCCGGGTCGGCCTTCTCGCCCTCGTCCTGCAAGGCGTTGGGGTCGGGGCGGGGCCACAGCTGATCCGGGGCGAACACGCGCTGGACGATGTCGGTGGTGCGCCCGGCGTTGTAGAGGGACAGGCCGAACTGCGTACCGAGGAAGATGGACGCACGCTTCAGGGCGTCGGACTCGGCGGACTTGATGGCCATGTCCATCGACTCGGTGAGGTCCGGTTGCATGGAGCCTGCGATTGCGGCTTCGGTGTAGACGGCACCGGTCTGGTGGATGGTCAGGCGGACGACGGCCTTGGCCGTGACCTTCTGGTTCATCTTGTTGGGGTTGCTCCGGTTGGGGACCTCGCGGACATCGAGAATCTCTGACTCGATCAGTTCGGAGGAGAACCCGCCGAAGCCGAACACCTTGATGAGGCTTGCCTTCACGTCCCACGCTTCGAGGTAGGACATGTTGTCGCGCTTGGATACGCGGGCGGGGTTGAGGGGGGACATCAGCGCTAGTTGCTGGTGCCATGTGAGGTTCTGGGGGGTGGTAGTCATATATCTATTATATCCCATATCTTGCCAATTCGTTACATCCGTCCAAATGGCGGACAACGCCCGGGGCCGGGTAGAAACATCATCTACCCGACCCCTGACATTCCTTACCGTGCCGAAGTACCCAGCGGTACGCCGGTCGTTTTCTTCTTGTTCCCCGTCGCCTCGTCGAAGAACCTGTCACGGTTGAAGGACTGCCACTCACCCTGAATGGTGGTCACTGTTCCTGCCACCATGGCTATCCAGAGGTCATACTCCGGGGTGTTGGCCGGTGGCCGCAGCTTGTCGTACTTAGCGGCAAGGCTGGTGAAGAACCTGCGCGGCATTGTCATCAGTGGCCCGCCCCGCAGCAGCAGTTAGCTCCCGAGTCCTTGCCGTGGAAGCCGCCGGTCATGTAGCAGCACCAGTCCTTGTGCAACAGCAGTTCATTCATACGGTTGATCCCTTCTCGATAAGGACGGTGCCGGTCTGGCACAGCGCCCATGTAATTCACATTGGGGGCACCACTCCCATTTCACACGAAGTGGATGCCCCCGTCGTCGTCGAATAGCACCGACCCCATGAACGTGAGAATCGGAATTGCTGACGGATCATCCACACTGATGGGGACAATGTAGCCGTCCATCTTCGCCCTGTCAGGGTGTTTGTGGACCCATTCGTGATCCGATCTGCACAGCCCCACGAGGTTGCCCACAGCATGCCCGCCCTCACGCCTGCGCTGACGGTGGTGTATCTGGTAGCCGCGTCCCCCGCACCGGGCGCATTGCCGGTTCTGCCGCTCCCACACCTTGTCCCGGGCAGCGGTAGGGATCGCGCTCATTGCTCGATCCTCCACGGCTGGCGGACCCTATGGCTCGGGCGGACCCGGCTGATGCCAAGGATGCTGCGGCGCTTGTAGACGGCACGCAGGGACCGGCCCAGCGCCACCGCGATGTCCTCGTAGGGAGTGCCCGAAGCTATGAGGTCGCGCATCCGTTGGTCATCCTCCACCGACCACTGCCGGTACGCGCTGGTCTGCAGGTTCTCCGGCGGGCGGGCAGTTGGGCGACCAATTCCCCGCTCCTCCCGGTCCCGCTTCTTTCGTGCGTTGAAGCAGTCGTGGCACACCTTACGGCGGGCCTCGTTGGGGGTGCCCCGGTTCAGGGTTGGGAAGCTCTCACCGTCCGCGAGCTTCCCGCAGGCGATGCACGTCCGGGCCAACAGCGTCCGGCCTCCACTGGAGAACGGGCTGTTGGGTCCCCGGCTCGGCACCTTCACCGACGCTCCACCCACACATTCAGTTCGAGGTATTCGAGGATGTCGAACATGCGCTGCGCCGACAGCTTCGCGTTCCCCGTCATGATCTGGCTCAGGTGCTTCTGGCTGATCTGTAGGTGCTTGGCCAGCAGGATGAAGAACCGGTTGTCCTCCACCATCACGTCGCGGATCAGTTCCAACACATCGTTGGCTGACCGGACTGAGTAAGAACCCGCCATCATGGCTTACCCCCGTTGTGGATCAGCGGGCGGTGATCCTTCCGCTCGAACCCGCAGTACGCGCAGAACTTTGCGTGCCACGTTTCCATGTCGTTCTTTCGATACGTTCCCCGGTGCCCTTGCCACTCATGGCAGGGCGTGGTGTTCGGCTTCGTCCAGCAAATGCACTCCCTGTTCGAGCACCAGCCGCGTGGGTTGTGGCTCATGGCAGCGCGTTCAGGACTTTGCGGATGTCCGGGTACGACTCCTCCGGCACGCCCACGTCCATCATCACGGCCATCACCTGATCCTTGGTCATGTGCTTGGGGTGGGGCTGGGACCGCCGGGGCCGGGAGGAGGTTTCCTCCCGGCCCGCGACGTAGCCCCTCAGCACGTACACCCGCTGACCCCTGCGGCGCTCCATCAGTCTGGCCACACGACCAGACCGGTGGAGCATCGAGAGAGCGGAGGACGCCGGGCCGTGCCCGATGCCCAGCCAGTCCTCCACCTCACGCACGGTGAGGCCCTTCGTGGTGTGCGTGGCAAGCAGAGCGTAAACCTCAGCCTCTCGCTTGCTGGCGACGATACCTTCCGTCACCCCAACCCCTTCCGTAAGGCTTCGCGCCGCTTCGGGGACATGGCCTTGATCCTCGCTAGGACACCGGCAACTTCGTCCTGTGTGTGGGGGCAGGCGTCCTTGGTGCCGAACTCCACCCCGAACTTCCCGCCGCAGATGACGCATGGATCGCCCAGCCCGATGTGCTTGGAGCGGGCGATCATGTCGCCGGTTATCTCAATGATCGCCATGACCAAGCCGCCCCTTCAGGTCCTCCACGATGAGCGCGTAGCTGTCATCGGTCATCGGCACAGTGGCGATGAAGCTCAGCAGGTTCTGGGTGCGGAGTTCGTGCGCCATAGCCATCCTGCTCTGTGCTTCGAGGATGATCCCCTGCCCGTCGCGCTGGTAAAGCTCGCGCCTGCCGATCATGCCCTCGATGCGCTGGATGCCTTCGAGGACATTCGCTGCGTGGGGGTTGCCGTTCATGGGTTCTCCTGTTCCTCTTCGTCCTTGTCGACGACGACGTACTTCTCATGCCAAGTGAATGGAAAGTTCATCACCCAATCCGGGGCGTCGAGGGAATTGCCCTCGCCATCCTCCGGCCCGGTGATGACGTAGGTGCCGACGAGGGGGACCACGAAGTCGAAGATGCCCATGTCCCTGTCCTCGCCCTCGTTGAAGACGGAAGCCCATAGCTCCATCGCCCGCAGGTTGATGATGTCAGGTAGCTTCTCCCCCTGATCCAGCCGGAACAGTCCTTCGTCGTCGTACCACATGGAGACTTGCCGGTCGCCTTGGCCGATGGTGGACAGGGAGTAGGTGCCGCCGTCGCGGTCGCCGTCAAAGACGAGGGCGGTCATGTTCTTGTAGTCCCCCTCCGGGTGGTCGGCCCACTGGAGGGGCTTGCTTCCGTCGTTTGGGATCACGATTGCACGTGTCATTTCAGTTCCTTCGTTCGGCAGTTGGTCGCCCAACTGCTGGGCTGGTAGCACTTAGTTGTAGGCGGCGTAGTGGTCCTGCGCCTGCACGTTGTTGATGTGGTTCTGTGCCCCACGGCTGACGGTGTCCCCTGTCCAAGGGAGCAGTCCGCCCCGCCGTAGGTCACGCGGCCACTGTCGCCCCGTGTCGCGGTCGCCACGCCAGCGCACAATCCGGTGGAGGCTCGGGTCACCCTCCGGGTCGGGGAGGGTGATGCCGAACCCGAACTCGGGCCATCCCATCAGGGCTGCGGAACCACGCGGGGAAAGGTCCCGGTGGCCCGTCTGTCCGTTCGGCTTGACCGAGTGGCCCTCCATGATGAGGGCCAGCCCACGGTCACGCAGGGAGTCCAGCGCCGTGATGACCGGCGCAGCTTCCGTGTCGTTGTTGATGCCGGTGGACACCAGCTTGTAGATGGGTCCGATGGCCAGCACATGAGGCTCGTGCTCGTCCACGAGCCGGTGAATCTCTCCGAGTGTTGCGTCCTTGGTTATGTCGATCCTTCCCCTCGCGTGGACATGAATGGATACCGCCGGGTTGACCCCGGACATCCGGCGCATGTTGGTCACCATGCCCCGGGTCTGCGCCCGCCACTGGGACTCGGTGTTCTCCGCGTCCACCACCAGCACGGTCAGCGGCTTGTCGAGCCGGTTGAGCGTGGTGGGGTGGATGCCAGCCGCCATGCACAGGACCAACTGCCTGATCCACGTCGTCTTGCCGCCGCCCTCGTAGCCGGTGATGATGAGCCGGTCGCCCCGTTCCAGCAGATCGGGGATCAGCCAGTCGTGGTCCTCGGGGTCAGCCAGAATCTCTTCCAGCGTCTTGGTCCGCATGCGCTGGGGGCCACCGGCCTGAAGATTCTTCAGACCCTCCGATGCTGACTGTGCCGCCATCGCTGGCTTCCACGCCGGGTCGCTGGCCTCGCGCATCAGCTTCGTGGCGATGGACTTCAACCGGTGCCGGTCAGCGTTTGCCTTGACCTGCTCGGCGTAGAACTCCACCGATGCCGCCGACCCCGTACCCTCCAGCATCCTGAACAGGTTCGTGATTTCCACGCCCCGGACGCCGTCCTCCTGCGCCCGTGTCAGGACCGTGATGGGTTCGATGACCTCACCATCGGATGCCAGCTTCATCATGGCCCGGAACATCCCGCCGTGGACGTGTGACCAGAAGTCCTCGGGGCCAATGATGTTCGCCGCCGTACGCACCGCACCCTGATCCAGCATGCACGCGCCCAGCACGTACTCGTCAGGCGTCAGTGTGCTCACTGGTTAGCCCACCAGTACGGGTCATTCTTTGGCCCCGGCAGTTGGGCGACCAACTCATCTTCCCAACGTCCGGCATTCAGCCATGACGCAGGGAGTGCGATGTACTGCCGGTCTTTGCCCTTCACTGACTTCACATACCTCTCAAGCCCAGCCATAAGTGTATCAAAGTCCACATTCTTCCGCGCTGTGGCGAAAGCTTTCTTCGCAGCAGCCTTGGCTTCCTTCTTGGGGTAGCCGGAGTACCACTGGTCGAACTCCTCGTCCGTTTTGGACGAGTCTTTATGGACGGGACGGGACGGGTCGGGACGGGACGGGACGGGGGCGGGGTTACTAACCGGGTCCGAACCATCCTGTAACCCGGTTACATCTTCATCTGTAACCCGGTTACGTTCCCTCCAATGCCGCAGCTTCTCGCGGTTTTTCTCTCGGGTATGTTCATTCTTTGCCTTCGTGGGCTGGTACTCGGCCCAATTTCTAAATCGGACTTCGGCCTCGGTTACCCCCGGGTAACTTTGATCTTCGTCGGGGATGGACTCCCACAAACCTGACTTCAGTAGCCATTCGACTTGGGTTTTGGAGGCTCCCCACTCCTCGATCATGTGGTCGGGGATGTGCCCGTCCGTCTCCTGATCGGCACTCCATGACCCGGCCATTGTCCACAGGCCGAGGCATGCCAGCCGGTACCGGCGGGGGATTTTCAGGAGCTTGCGGGACGAATGAAGCCGGTCGTCTACCTTGAACCATGACACCTAGTCACGCACCCATGTGCATGTAGTAGCTGGCCATCAGATGTGCCCCCCATAGGGCATCTGTGGTGTCTTGCAAAGTGTCCTCCTGTTGTACTAATGCTGTGCAAAACCGGTACAATTAGGAGTACCGGAAAGATCCTCTAGTGAGCCTTGCTCCTACGAACTGCTGGTAAATTCGGTTCATTCAGGGTTGGTAGCCAAGTTGTTCCGAGCACGAAGGCCCCGTCTAAAACACGGGGCCTTCGTCATGTCCGGCTACTGCTGGGCAGAGTACACCTCGCGCAGTTCGGGATGCTCGTTGAGCACTTCCTCGATCTTCTTCTGCGCCTTCTCACGCTCCGTCAGGCGGCGGGTGTAGGGCAGGCCCTGCTCCACGAACTTCGCCTCCGTGATCTGGTTCAGTTCGTCGCGGTGCTTGTTGAGGACTTCGCGCTCGGCCTCATTGCGCAGGCGGTTCTTCCTCTGCTGAAGGTTTTCCTCTACGCCTTCCCCGGTCGTAGCGGCGGTTGCTTCAAGCGTCTCAGTCGTCATTGGTAGTGCGTCTCCTACTTGTGTGTGGGTTATGTGGTTTGGAGTTGGTCGACCAACTGGTTAGAACGGGGGTTGCTGGTACGGCTGCTCAGGCCATCCACCCTGCTGTCCGCCCTGCTGGGCGTAGGCTGGCTGGCTCTGTGGCTGTCCGTACGGAGCCTGCGGCTGGCTGTTCGGCCAGCCCCCCGCCGGTCCCTGCGGTGCGCCCTGCGCGGGCTGTGCGCCCTGCTGTTGGTCACTGTGGGGAGTGGCGCGGAACGTCAGGGAGGGGCTGATGCTGACCGCATCAATCTCAATGGACGTACGCTTCACGCCTTGGTGCTCGAAGTGGCGCTCATAGAAGGTGCCGACGACATGGACGAGGTCCTTATCGCGGACGGAGTTCACCAAGTTCTCCGCAGGCTTGCGCCAAAGGGTGGCATTGGCCCACAGAACTTTGTCGGGGTCATCCTCCCATCCGCCCTGAGCGTCCTTCCTGCGTGCGTTACACACAAGCCGAACGTTGGCGACGGGGATGCCGCCGTCCTTTGTGTAGTTCAACTTCGGATCACCGACTACTCGGAACTCTCCGAAGGTGGTAGGTAAAGCCATAGGTTAGATGCCCTCTTCCTCGTTGGTTTGCCATGTAAAGTATACGTCGCCGTAGCGGATACCGTCTGCTTCGACCGTAGAGTTTCTGACGGCGACGGCGATGTGTCCCGTTGCGGTGTGGAACGGGGAGCGTGTGTAACCGCGAACGGATTTCACACGCGATTCGGGTACGTGTTCTGCGGCGAGGACTGCCTCAGTGGGGTGGTTGGCCGCAAGCCTCGCAGCGCCGTCCCAGTCATAGTCCTCGCCACGGGATGCGCGCGGCGGAAGTTTGCCGACCAGCTTCCTAGTCATGGTGTGTGTTGCTCCTCTAATGGTGTGGGGTGGTTGCCATGCCTTGCGCATGACCACCACCGGATCACTCTGTATAAGTCTACCTTATGGCTTCCCATGTGTAGACCATTCTTCATGACATGACATAAAAAAGTCCGTGCAGGGACGGCTACCAACCGAAATCTCCCCTGCACGGACCTCTATCCCAGCGAGACAGACCTGTCTCGCCGGAGCTTGATGCGCTACGGGCGCGTGCCCATTGCGGAGTTACGCCACTGCGCAGGCACCGGGCTGTTCTTGATGCCCTCGACCAGCCGGTGGATGGTGATGCAGTGTGTGCCGTTCGGTATGGCAGTGATGCCAGCACCGATGGGGAGTTGGGGCAGGGACTTCTCCGCGTCTGCGATGCACGTCGCCGCCCGGGTGGTAGTCGTGGCGAGGCCCGTTATCAGTGCAGAGAAGACTTCCAGCACGTCCTTCGGTGCGCCCTCGATGACCCGTTCAGTCGTGGGATCGCCGTCCTTGTACTCAGTGATTTTGTAGCGCGTCATGGCCCTCCTTGTGGGCGTTGATGTTGATGCGTCCGCTGAACAGCACCGGAGAATCAGGGTGCGATGACTTGTAGACGATGACGAAGGCGTTGCCGTTACCGTCAATCTCTGAAATGTGGACGATGTCGTGACCGTCCACCGAGAGCGCCACGCTGGAGGTGCCGAAGCGCTTGGCCCCGAACCTCCAGCGCAGCGGTGGCAGCGAGGGCATTTAGCCCACCGCCACGTACTCTTCGACGTACCGACGCACGGCCTCAGCCTGCCGCTCAAGCGGGGGTACACGAGAGTCGGTCGTCGCCTCACTGAACAGTGCGCTCAGATGGTCGACCACCTCCTGCTCAGGTACCGCACCGTGCGCGGCCAGCGCCTCCACGAGCGTCGGGTTGTAGTGCGTCCACTGGGAGAACACCGGATGATCGCCCGCAGGAGAGGCGGTGTACCCGCCCTCGGTCCCATCCTCTACTGACTCCACACTCGGGGCACGGTCGGGAACCTGCGGTGCCAGCATGGCCCAGTTGCCCTTCTCGTCCGGTCCGTCGCTCATTCCGGGTTCTCCTTCTCGATGATGGATACGAAGTCATGGTGCCTAATGAGCATCGAGGTGTCCTTCGATATTTCGCAGAACCACCCGTCCATCCCACGGCTCCACACTTGGCCATTCTTGTCGGTGTACCCACCATCCTTGTATGCCTGCGTGACGGCAGGGTTGGTGGGTTTGTTGGGTATATCTTCGGTCACGATTGTTTCCTTCGGTTGGTAGCTAGTGGTCGTCGCTGTTGAACCAGCGCTTGCACCACGAGCAGAAGCCCGGGTGTTCGCCCACGTACTCGGGGAAGCCGACGGCTGCCACCTGACGTGGTGCCGTGCGGTCGATGTGGAACAGATGAGCGATGTCATTGAGTTCCGCTTCGGCGTCATCCATCGCGGGCTGGTTGCCGACCTCCACCCATGCAAGCCATGGGAAGTGGTGGGTGAGTTCTGCCACGATGTCGTCTTCGCAGTAGACGTTGCCGTTCCATCGGTAGGCGACGTGCTGAGTCATGCCGTGCTCCATTCTTGTGCCGCAGTTGGTCGACCAACTGTTAGGCCAGACTGAGGGCATAGTTTTCCCCTCTTACTACCATTATATCAAGAATTAGGTAGTTTGTCAAGTTTGGGTAGGCGTGACCGGGCATGTCATCCGGTCACAGCCGGTGGTCAGTGGTCTGCCCGCAGTACATGCACCCGCTGAACTTCATGCGGTGCTTGCCGTGCTTACAGCCCCAGCCGGTGTAGTAGACCCTCTCCAAGACCTCACTCAGGCCAATGAAAATCCGTTCCAGTACCTCACGCATCACCGCTCACCCATGATCTTGCGGTCTAGTTCGCTCTGGCGAGACTGACCTGTCTTGCTGTTGACCACCCAGCTGTCCCGCTTCACCTCTCTGATGTACGGGTCCTTGAACTCACTGCCGTACCGCCACCAGATTTCACCGTCCTCGAAGACGTACTCCTCCCGGGTGATGGTGACCACGGCGCGGTCCTGCCTAGTGTCCTTCTTGAATTTCATGGTGTTCCTTAGTTGGGTTCGGCCTTGGGCAGTGGCCGTGGCATCTGGATGGTGCAGGTATACATGCCATTGGCGTGACGCCAGCGCCCCATCCCGGTCTGGTAGATCAACTCGGAGCAGTGCTTGCACACCTCCGTGCCGGATGTCGGCCAGTCCTCTTCGTCGTCCAGAATGTTTTCCAGAATCCGTCTGCCCATCGGCGTGATGTCGTCAGGGGAGAGCAGCCGCAAAGCTGCTCTCATCCTGAGCACTACCCGCTTCCCGTCGTCGTCCATCACAGCCTGCTGACAAAGAACAGGACGCAGATGACCGCGCCGAGCAAGCAGTACGCGATGACGGCTGGGACAGCGAGGATGGCGCAGACCATGACCAGCCTGTCGAATGGTTCAAGACTGCGCCACCACCCGTCGCGTCTACGCACCTTGGGCATGGTCGTCCTGCTCCGGCTCCTGCTCCTGCCCTGACCGTGCCTCCTGTTGCTTCCGCCGGTTCTCCGCCTGCAACTGCTTCAGCGCTTCCATGGCTTGGTCGTAGTGGGTGAGGTACCTCTGCGGGATGCGTCCCGTTGGGTTCACGTCGTAGCCCTGCTCGGTGAGCCAGTTCCGAATGTGCAACCGCTCCTCAGCGGTACGCCCCGACAGCCCGTGACCCGGCTTCAGCTTCCCGCGTGGACCCTTGCCGCTGTAGGTGTACGGCTTGCGCGGCTTGGGCCTATAGAGGCCGTCCGTCGCTTCATCGAACTCGTTTATCAGTTGCTGAGGCACCGTCTGATTCAGCGGAAGTTCGATGCCCTGCTGAGCCACCCAGTCGCGGAACGCTTTGCGCTCTGCGGTGTTCCGGTCACCCAGCCCGCCCTCTTTCTTGGCATGGTGTGACCTCTTGGCTGGTGGTGCTTCCAGTGGTGGTCGCTGGACAAGCCGGGGGTAGGCGGCGTCGAAAACAGCGGCGTCAAGCGTGCCCTGATTGATGACCGGCTCGGGGATGACCTCGTTGTTCTCATCGTCGATGGTGATGGACCCATCGAGTATGCGGAGAATCTGACGGGCGTGCAGTGAACTGGTGTGGCTCTCCTCCGCGTACCGGACAGCGCGGTCGATACGGTGCTGGAGTTCAAGGCTTCTCTCGATGGCCGCTGAGGCAATGACCGACAGTTGGTCCTGCGCGCCCATAGACATGAGCAGATTGTTGGCCTCGACTACGTCCTGCAGTTTGATGTGCTGTTTCATGATGCGTTCCCTCCTTCATCGTTCCTTACTGGCATGACCACCGGACGCTGATCCAGTGGGCGCGGACGCTTAGGGGCAACGCCCTTCGGCGTGAAGTAGCAGACCTGCAATATCAGCGAGGTCGATACGCCGTAGCGTTCGGCCAGTTCCCTAGTGGGGATGCCGCTCTGGAACTCGCGCTGGATTGCGGTCATTGCGCCTGAAGCGAGCTTGCGTGGTCGACCCGAAAGCGGATCAACGTAGCGGCTTTCCTGCACGATATGAGTCTGCTGGGAGGTACGTGCCCCAGCCCTCGCGTTGCCGGACTTTGCTCGTTTAGCTGCATTCATTAGATGTGGGTTTCCTTATGGGTTGGTGATTGCAGTTGGTCGCCCAACTGCGGTTATCTTTGGAGACGTTTGGAGACAACTTCCCAAGTCTATATAAAGATGGGAGGTTTGGCAAGTCATGTCACTTCTGCCCCCTTTTCCAGCGCCTGTAGTAGGCGCGGGCCAGCCCCCGCACCTGCTCCCAGACGCTTTGCTTGTGCCGATGACCGGTCCCCAGCTTCCGATAGTCGTAGTGGCGTCCCATCTATCCCTACTTCCTCTCTCGATCCGGGTACTTTGCCCGGTTTTCCCGGTCCCACCTGCGGACCAGAGCTATAGTCAGCGCGACCAGAAACAGGCCGACGATGATGATGATTGCCCATGCTGTGACGGGGTCCATTTCATTCCTTCTCTCAACAGATGAAGCGGCTGATCCACGCCAGCAATGCGGCGTAGCTACCGGATAGTCCAGCTAGGACGCCGACCTGCGCGCCGGTCAGCAAATACCCGGCGATCATGACGGTGCCCGAGCCGCCGGTGGATGCAGCGATCACACCCAGAATCCCGGCCCCGATCCCGAAGATGGCCGAGGCCAGCGCCACCCCGCAGAACGAGGCAGTGGTCGGACTCTGGTCCAACACGTCGACCACCAAGCCATGCACCGTACGCGCCACCACCACATTCCCGAGGACCACGTGCTGACCGGGGGCCAGCGCCTCGATGGCTTGCTCGGGGGTGGGGGGACGGGCGGACGCTACCGTGCCTGACCCCATCACCAACGAAGCACTCAGTATCAGCGCGACAACGAAGCCCACAGCAGTTGGTCGCCCAACTGCACTACGCATCACCATCTTCTTCCTCCTTCAATTTGCGGTCGAAGGCTTCCCGTTCGGCAGCCTCTCGATCCCGTTCCGCAGCCCTCCTGTAGAGCGCAACGCGGAGCGCATCAACCTGTTGTCTGCGCCGCCGCCATGCCTCCTCCCTGCGGTAGAGCCTCACTTCATGGACGAGCCATATGCCCCCCAACAGCGGGGGCAGGAGGATCACCAGCACCGGCACGATGACCCGCAACATTTCCTCACCCCCTATCGGTCGTTGTGACAGTGGTACGAATGACGCCCGTCCTTGCCACCGCAGGTGTTGCAGTAGACCGGGAACCCATCGCCGACAACACTCCTCGTGACGACGATCTTGCGCATGGCTTCCTCCGCATCCTCGCTGGGATGTCGGATGTCCCGCATGCCATGGGCCGCAGCTTCAGCGCCGGATGAGAACAGTGGCACGTCGGTCTTGTAGTCCATGACGGACGGGTCCAGTTGCCCGGTCATGACCCCAATGCGTGCGGCCAGCAGACGGGTCGGATCACCGTACCCGAGCCAGCCAGCACACACTGCGCCGTCCTTGTGGTGGCACATGAACGCCCCCACCGGCTGGTCGAACGTCTCGCCGTCGTACTCCGGCAACTTCACGTACTCGCTGGCATCCCAGACGCCGGAAGGCACGCCCTGCCTGTAGGGGCAGGACGCGCAGGGCCGTGGCCGGGGCTTGGCGGCATTCATGGTTCCTCCTGTTCGATGACATCGTCATCCTCGACGGGGATGATGCTGGCTGTGAGTATGGGCCGGTCGGTGTCATGCGTGGCCAGCCAGTCGATGGCCGCAGCCTTGGATGGTAAGTCCAAGATCGTCAGCGAATCGTCTGCCCATAGGACAGACAGCCGGTGCTTACTCATCGCGCACCACCACTTCACCCTCGGGTGTGATGATGCCGCGTGCAATGAGGTCCCCGGCTGTCCTCCCATAGGCACCCTGCAACTGCCATGCCATGCCGCTCTTGATGAGTTCGCCGAACAGTTCCAATGCCTGATCGTCGTCCAGTTCCCCGTTCTCGAACGCCGTCATCCTGCCCACGATGTCGTGCTCAAATGTCATGACGCCATATCCCTTCTTGCGTGCCGGTACTGCCGCAGCGCCCTGTTGTGCTGGGTCCGAGCCTTCCTCGCCTCGATGTGGGCTTCGCTGATCGCATCAGCCAGCGATCCACGGAACCCCTCGAACTTCTCGGCGATGATGCGCAGTTCTTTTTCCGTGACCCATAGCGCCACCCTCGGCGGTTTGGGCTTTGCAGTTGGTCGACCAACTTCTGTCACCGTGGCTTACCTCCGTTGTGTAGTAGTGGTTTTCGGCGCAGTACCTCACGCTGGTACCGCGCCATGAGCCTGCGGTAGTCCCGCAGTGGCATGTGCAGGATCAGGCCATAGTTCTTCAGGTGGATGTTCACCGTCTTCCTCTTCGCCATGGCTTACCTCCCTTGTGGATCAGCGGCTCCATTGGTGGCCAGACGAGGGTGTTGCGGATGACGTGACCGCACCCCGGTTCCTTGCACACCACGTACCGCGCCCCGTAGAGGAACGGCATGACGCTGGTGTAGTGACCCTTCCCTGACGCCTCCCCCCACCGCGCCTTCCACGGCTTCCTCATTCCTGACCGTCCGAGTGCAGAACGTGGACGGGTATCCGCATCAGGTCAGTGATGTACCGCTCGAACGCCTTGGCAAGCCCGTACTCCGGGTCCACCTTCAGCGCCTCCTCGCAGTACGTGACCGCATCCAGCGTCCGGCCAAGCATCCAGTGGAACCATGCGCAGGTGACGAGGACGGGGAGCCGGTGCCGGTCAGCGGTGTACTGCATGAGGTTGTCCATGAGGGCCAGCCCCGTGACCAGACGGCTATGGTCCAGCGGCGCATCACTCAGCCCGGTGATCGTTTCGCCGAACTGCATGACGTTGTCGGTGTGGCTGATCGTGTCCACCATGAGCCGGTCCCGAAGGGTCGGGGATTGGAATGCGGCAATGACTTGCACCGCCTCATCTTCAGTGGCACCGAACCCACGGTTCAGCAGGTGGTCGTACAACTGCCGAAGCTCCACCACATACGGGGTCGCCCACGTATCCGTCATGTACTTCGGGAACTCGGGGATGGACGACACTGCATCGTCGATACGTGCGGTGAGGTCATCGGTCACCGCCGTCGGGTCGGGGATTACCGGGCCGGTTGGTTCCAACTGGAACCCATGCAGCACCAAGTCCGCAGCCATTGCTGACTGCTTCACCTCGTCAAGGTCATGCCATTCGTCCGTGCCGTAGGTGTGAAAGCGCCCGCCCTTCACGAGGATGGGGGGGTGGCACTCCATGGGGGTGAGCGTTTCGACCGCCACCTTCAGGACGATGGCCACGTGCTCGTATGGCTCATGGCTACAGTCGGATTCCTCCTCGGTGTAGAACACCATGACCAGCGCGTCCGGTTTCATTTGCACCATCTGTTCGATGACGGCTTCCGCGTAGGTACCCGCTTCGCCTATGTCAGTGCAATGTTGCATGCCGAGGATCGCTTGCAGGCCGTTGTCCTTGATGCAGATGAGGACCAGAAGTTCCTCGGGCTTGCGCTCCATCGCTGTCGGGATGAGAGCGAGCACGTCGGTGGGTGTTCGCATTTCCATGGCTAGTCCTCGGTTTCGTTGGCGAGATATATGGATTCGTCTTCGGTGAAGTACAGCGGGGAGGTCGGCAGTTCCTTCAGCCAGACCGTGGGCAGGGGGCCGTCCATATCCACCCGGTCCACCGTGAACACGTCCTCCAGCACATAGACCCGGGCACCCGGCAGGATGTCGTAGACGTAGACCTCCTCACCCTGCCGGGTGTCCCGCTGGGGGAACTGGAACTGGTGCTCGCCGTACCGGATGCCGCCACGCTGAACGACCAACTGGTTCCCGTTCCACGACGTGGCTTCGACCATTTCGGTCAACGCATCCAGCGCCGCACGCATCCTCCGCATTCTTTCCTCATGACGCTCGGCCCAGTCGATGGGCTCCGGGTCGAGGCTCATGGCATGACCTCCTCGCAGTTGGTCGACCAACTCCCGAACGTAGCGTTGTCGGGCATCGCCTCCCGGTATTCCCATGGGATGACCCCGCCACACCAAAGGCCGTGCCGGGTAGTGGTGGTTCCGTCCTCCATGGTGATGGTGAACTCCCGTCCACCGAATCCATGCCCAGCGCCCCATGAGTAGCACGTCCCTTCGATGACCATGACTTCGCCGTTCAGGTACTGCGCCAACCGGTGCGCCCAGAAGCAACAGTGGAAGCAGGAGGTCCCACCTTTCGTGACCCTGTTGGACTCCGGTATGTGACGCACGCCACACTCGGGACACGTGATGACCTGCCAGCCAAGGTGCCGTGGGTCCGTGACCCACCACTGACTGCCGCCACTCACACTCCACTGGGTAATGCGCCCGTCGATGGGCATGGTCTGGTGGTCACCCCGGTGCCGGACATCCCGGGTGCAGGTGCTTACGCCGCCGAACATGGTGGTTTCGTTGCCGCAGATCATGGTCAATCTCCCTGTGCCAGTGACCGCAGGATGCGGGTCATGAGGATGGTGTCGCCGTGACCAGCGCCAAGCAGTTCGCTGGTCATGGCGACGATGGCCTTGGTGTAGTCGTAGTTGGCATCGACGATCAGGTCCGCCGCCACCCTGAGCACGTCGTTTGCCGTGATGGTGGGCGGTTCGGTGATGTCCTCCACCTTCCGTGCCGACTGGGGGAACTGCTCATGTGTCATGCAGTCCCGGCATGTGACCTCGCTGGCCTTGGCCGACCACTTGATCGGGTCCGGTGCCTCGCATGCAATGAGGGGCGGTGACTCTAGGTCCAGCGCATAGTGGACGACGAAGGGGATAGCAGGGTTGTCCGGGGTGACCCCCCGCAATCCCCAGCGCCCAGCGCCGAGGCCACTCACTGAGTAGAACAGGTCGGTGAAGCTCGGGTTGAAATCGCTGGCGTCCGACGAATGGTTCTGGATGACCCGGCTGATGACCTCCTTCCATGAGTCGGGAAGGTTCAGCCGCATCTGGATCAACTCGTCGTACAGTTCGCTGAGGGTTGCCTGCCCTCCGAGGTGGCGCATTGCGGTGACGATGTCACTGAGCCACGTGTTGGAGGCGGCGGTTGGGTTGGTAGCCATGGGTTACTTCTTTCTGTTGGCGGTTGGTCGACCAACTGCTGTCGGTTTCCGACCGTTGTGGATAAGTTGTGGATGCCGTGCCTCGCGCACGTTCCTTTTTAGAAAACGCACGGCACGCACGTGCCCACGCATGGCCTCGTCTGCGGTGGAGTAGCGCCACATCATGAGGTCCGTGTCGCGGTCGCCGCCGAAGATCATCGTCTCGAAGATCAGCGGCGGGCCACCGAAGAAGCTGTGGTCCAGCCCCAGCCAGACGGTGGACACCCGGTACCACCGGCCACGTATGCGGAGGATGCTCTCGCCTACGTGCCGTTCATTGCCCATCGACTGCGCCCATCGGCGCATGCTCATGGGCCTGCCCTTGGGGTCGTAGTAGCGCGGGCCGTACCTGCTGGCGTCCGCACTGTCCCACCACTCGGTCATGGCATGCGGGTGAGGTCGGCCAGTGCCCAGCCCATGAGGAAGGACCCCACCATAGCGACGGCGAACAGCAACCGCAGCTTCATGGCAGCACCATGAGTTCCCCGGCAGGGAAGTACCGTGACTGGAAACGCCAATACGGGGTGAGGACAGACCAGTCCAGACCGAACCGCTCAACGGCCATGGCCCGCGCAGCCTCATAGTCCGTGGCCGTGATCCGCACCCAGCCCTTCGGGTTGCACTCCGGCCAGCGCGGGTGCTCTTCCTCCGCATACTGGAGGCCGAAGGTGAGCATGAAGTCCTGCATCCCGTACTTGCCGAGGGATTCCCGGGAGAGGTGGACGTACCCCACGCCGACGCGGGTGGTGTCCGTTGGCCGGGTGCATGGCTCCCCTGCACGTACATGGCAGGTGGGGCAGGCGACGTTGAGTGCCGGGTTCACAGTGCCACCCGCTTCTCCACAGCGACGGCGACACTGGAATCGGGGGTGTCCCCGGGGAAATTCCATGGGCGCATGAGCCTGAGCTTGTATGACCACAGCCCTGCATGCACGGCGGTCATCGCTTCGAGGGTGATGGCGTCGTCCCCGGGCAGTGCGGCGAAGTCGTCGGGGATCACGTAGCACTCGAAGCTGTCGCCCAGTTCCACATGGAAGGGCCTGCGCCACTTGCCACCGTTCAGGTAGCGGGCTTCAAGGTTTCCCTCACCGTGGGATTCATAGCGGGCGAACAATGCGGAAATTGCATGCCCGATATTCTCGAATACCTCGATGCTTGATTCATCGTAATTCGGTATGTAGTGATTAGTTCCGTGGAAAGTCGCAGCAATCATTACGGATAACTCCTATTCAATTTGGTGGTGGTTGCAGTTGGTCGCCCAACTGCCGATCATCGGCCCGTGGTGGGCCGTGAAGCTGTGAAGTGATCCTGCCCGGCATGCCGAAGATGCCCGGCTAGGCTCGCAAGACCGTTGAACCTGCGCCCGCAGGAGCATGCCCATGGGTGGCCCCGTCGGCAGGCAACCTGCCATGAGCCACCCGGGTACCCGGCCCTCCCGCAGATGGTGCATTGCACCTTCTCGCGGTGGTGAGCCGAGGAGAACAGTTCATCGTCGTTCATCACGCCCTCCCATGGCCGCGAGAGTGGCCGCGACCTCCGCCCTGATGATGGCAAAGAGGTCGATAACCTCCGGTCCCATCGGCCAGTGAGGGTCAATGCGGGTGGTGGGTGAGGGGCATTCATCGCTGGTGGGTTGCGTACGCATGGTTCAAGCCGTCGGTTTGGTGGTGGTCTGGTGGGTGATTTCCGCATCAAGATGCGTGAGGAAACGGTCGACGTATTCGTCCGCCACGTGGCTGTCGCCGTTGCGGATGGCGTCCAGCGCAGTGGCAAGCAGCCACCGGTTACTGGTGAGCATACGGTGCATGCTGGCACGCCGGGTTTCGATGTCGTCGATGGTCAGGGCCATCTGGATTTCACGGTCGGTGAGGGGGCCGGTGGTGGTAGCCATGATGATGTTTCCTATTCGGTTGGTAGCCGGTGCCAGCAGTTGGTCGCCCAACTGCTGGCCGTACGAGGGCATACTTCCCCCGCTACTCTAATTCTATCACGACTTGACCACTCTTGTCAAGTCGATGGGAAGTCAGCAACCACCTTCCGCACCGTTGAAGTGCATGACCATGAGGGCGTAGAGCAACTGCCCCTCGTCCGAGAGCACGGCCATGTCCGCGCCCTGCTCGTCGAGCTTCGCCTTGATGAATGCCGTGGCCGCTGAGCCATCGCCGAACGTGGCCAAGCACATCGCATGCCAGTTGCCGAGGGTGCTGGGCACGCCCGTAGACATCATGGGCACCGGGGTATCCTGCTCAGCCATGGTCGTACCAGTGCATCGGTCCGCCGCACAGCGAAGCGGACATGCCGTGCTCGCACACCTCACCCGCAGGCTCGGGCCATGACGCGGACAGGTAGCCGTCCTCCCATGCGTCGCACAGGTCCGTGACCTCGAACTCCTGCGCGTTGTCGTACGCGCCATCGCCAGCGGCCATGTTGACCACGTCCCGTGGGGTGAGCGCACCCGCCCATTCCCCTGACAGCGGCGACTCGGCGGGTGACTTCTCGCCACCGGCAATGCCGTTGTCCGCGTACTCCCTGCCGTTGGCCTTGGCCTTGGCCAGTTGTTCGTTCCATTCCATGATGTGCTCCTTCGGGTTGGTAGCCGGGTGGTTGGTAGCCAAACGTGAAGGGGTGCAGGCGAGGGGGCTACCAACCGAAAGACCTCACCTGCACCCGGCTTTATGGGGCCGTGGCGACGGCGACCCAGTGACCCTTACTCAGTTCCGAACATTCCCGCACCACTAGCTCTAGTGGGGTGACGCTGGAGAACTCCTCCAGCCACACCTGCACGACGGGGAGGTCTGCGCTTTTCATGTAGACGACGCCGGAACGGGGAAGGCGTGCGCCGTATTCAATGGTCACTGGGTATCCTCTGTTCGCATGACTCGGCAGTTGGTCGCCCAACTGCGGGTGACCGGGGAATGTCCGGCCACACTACGGCTGATGCTATGCGTGACTGGCGCTGGGCGATACGGGCACGCAGGACCGGGTCGATCCTCGCCTGCATGCGGGTGACCTGCGCCTCCGAGAGGCGGTCATCCTCGACGATGCGGGTCAGCGCGTCGTCCAGTTCCTCGGTGCTGTATGCCTCCGGGGTACGGGCTATGGCCTTGGCCTTGATGAGTGAGACGGACATATCATTCCCCTGCTTCCCGCAGTTGGTCGACCAACTGGTCGGTGGTGGTTTGGTTGGTGAGCAGCACCCATGTGCTGCCGGTGACTTTCCAGTGACGGCCCTCGTGGAAGAGAATCACTTGGCTGTCTCCCGCCCGTCGTCGTACTCACGGGTGGTGACCCACACGTCACTGCTCGGGTACTTGTGGGCGCACTCGTCCACCGCACCCCACTGCAGCGCCTTCGCAGCCTCATTGGCGGGGAACCACTGCGATGCGCTCGGTTGCTTGGACATGTACTCGTACTGCGGGTGCTCCTTGCACCCGAACCAGACCTTGGTGCCCCGGTCGAAGTGGGTGATTTCGCCGATGCTGGTGCCCGCCGGATACGTTGCCATCACTTGCCTCCGTTGTGAATGAGCGCGCCACCGCGCCGGGTGAGAATGAGGTTCTTCCAGTCGCCTCCTGACATGAGGCGCATGCCGCAGTACGTGTGCTCGCGCTTCTCCTCGCGCTTGGTGGAGGTGGGATACGCGCCGTCGTTGGCGTAGTCCCAGTCCTCCGGGGCGATGTAGTTGGCCTTGCACTCGGGGCAATCCTTCATGCGCGGCATCACAGACCTACCCGGCTGGTGTAGGCGCACTCGTTGACCTCGGCGTGCCAGTAGTGGCACTCGTCGCACCAGAGGAAGCGCTCAGGCGGTGCGGGCTGGGTCAGGGCCGTGACCCATGCGTCGCCGGGTACGACGGGCAGGGGCAGGTCGGCGGGCTTGGGGGTGGCGGGCTTGGGGGTTCGGTTGGTAGCCATGATGATTCCTTCGGGGTGGTGGCTGGCAGTTGGTCGCCCAACTGCCAGCCGGGGTGGGTTATTCGGTGGGACGGGTGCCGTTGGACGGGTGCTGTCGCATGGCCTCTTCGCGCTTCATCGCCGATGCCTTGGCACGTGTCGCCCTAGTGAGGCGCGTGACCTCCGCATGGCCGATCAGCTGGACGTTCACGAAGTCCAGCATGAAGGTGCGGGGAACCCGGAACCACTTCGCCAGCGCGGCGATGGGCACGCCTTCCATGTAGGCGGTGGCGATCAGGACGGGTGCGTTCAGCGGCGTGAGTTCCACCGCAATGGACAGCGCTTCGAGTATCCGCTCCTTCTCTTCCAGCGAGATACGGGGCTGGTCGGTGGTGGAGGTGGGCAGGTCTTTCATGATGGTTCCTTTCGGTGGCCAGCAGTTGGTCGCCCAACTGCTGGCCGTGGGTTGGTAGCCGGTTACTTCTTGGAGACGTCCATGACCTTGCGGTTCTTGTCGTATCGGATGATGACCGACAGGCCCATCCGTTGCGCCTGCGAGCGGTTCACATAGGACCGCGTGGTGGTTTCCACGAAGTCCTTGTCCGCCATCCAGTCGGCGAGTACCGCCTTCTGGTTGGTGTAGTCGCGGCCATATGCCGGGGTAGCTTCGATCCACTGCATGACGTTCCCTACTTCCCTGCGATGGCGGACGTTGTGACGTAGGCAAGGTCGACAGGTACAGCGCGGAACACGTACCACCCATCACGTGACGGGATAGCGCCGTACCCACGGGATTCGTCCACGTTGGGTGGGAGTATGGCCGTGCCGATGTAGTCCACGCGGTTCTCCACGTTGGGGTCGGCCTTCAGGTAGCGCCATCCCCCTGCCGTGTCCCATGCCTTCCATGCGTCGGCGGCGTGGACATGGGCGGGATCAGCGCAGATGCGGTTCCCCATGGTGGCACAGTCCCAGCCGGGGTCATCCTCCTGCGGTGCGGAGTCGCTGGTGGCCGTGGGGGCAGGGGTACGTGGGTCCGTACGTGGGTCCGGGGTGGGGCCGATGATGGCCCATCCGATAGCGAGGCCGATGGTGGCCGCTGTGAGTGTTGCGACGGTGGGGACGGTGGGCGTGCTGAAGGATTTCATGACGGACTTCTTTCGGTTGGTAGCCGGGTGATGCTGGCGGTTGGTCGACCAACCGCCGATCCGGTTCAGGGCATGGTGAACCGGCAAGACACAAGCGTATCATGATTTGACAAGACGTGTCAAGTCCATGACAAGACGGACTACTCCCCTTTCGTGGGCCATGCGGACGTATCCGCATGTTCGCCCTTGTCGCCGCAGTCGCCGTATCCGGTGACGGAATGGACCCAGTTGAAGCGGTCCGGTACCCAGATGTCGGGGACCTGTTCAATGGCACGCCCGCAATACATGCAGGTAGGGGCGGTGGTGGGCTGGGTATCGGACATGGCGACCTTTCGGGACGGATTCAGTGGCGGACATTCAGCGCGTAGGACGTGTGCCTACGGGAAGGGAAGCAACCCATGCGGTGAAGGTGGCGGACAGTAGGGGCTTGGGAGTACGTGCCATGACGGGGACCTTTCAGTGACGGATATTCAATGACGGAACGGGCATTTTTTATGACGGAAATTCCGTGACGACGAACGCCGAATCGGCGAACGGTCGACCAACTGCACCAGCGCCAACGGGTACGGACACGGGTGCAGGGGACACGGGGGACAGGGGGGAGGGGGGAGGGGGGGAGTTGGTCGACCAACGGCGGACCGGACGGCAGGCATGGGACTAGGCCCCAACCCTTCCGGGCTGGGGCCTAGTCGCTAGGTGCTAGACCTTCAGCCCGGGGAACAGTTCGACAAGCACCTTCACCAGTTCGCCGTGCGTCTTCGCCCATGCCTGCTTGTCGTTAGCGCGCTGTGCTTTCGACATCTTCACCAGTTCCCGCGCGGTCCGCAGGATGTCATCCGTTACGGACGGTCCGGCAGGAGCGGCAGGAGCGCCAGCAGGAGCGCCAGCAGTGGCAGGAGTACCCGCAGTGGCAGGAGCGCCAGCAGGAGCGGCAGGAGTACCCGCAGGAGCGGCAGGAGTGCCGCCCTGCTTCGCCTTCAGCGCTTCCAGTTCCTTCGCCTTCGCTTCCAACTGTGCCTGCTTTGCGGCCGCCTTCACGCGCTTAGCCTTCTGCTCCGCACGAGTCGTTGCGTCGAAAGACTTTTCAACAATGGTGATGTCTTCCAGCGCGGGAACAGACAGGAGTCCGGCGCGATCCTTCCGCCCCAACACCTCACCCGCAAGGGCATACGGGCGGAACGTGGAGATAGGCACATCCAAAGCCTTCGCCGCGCCCGTGATGTTGTACGGGTAACGACTGGTGGCAACTGCCGGGTGAGTCGCTACCCTGTGGGCGATACGCGCCATCCACACGGCGGCTGTCTGCTTCGCCGCTTCCGCCTGCTTGCGGATGTCCTCGTGCTGGGTCAATTCCGCCTGCTGGTGCTTGTATGCCTGCTTGAGCGCTTCCAGCGCGTTCGATTCGATCAGTGCCGCTTCCGCGCTTGCGGGTACGACTACGGCGGTTGTGCTGGTGTTGCTGGTGCTGGTGTTGGTAGCCACTTTGTTCTCCTGTGCTCTGGCAGTTGGTCGCCCAACTGCCGCCGGTTGCTGGGCAGGAATTGCCCGCAGAGTCAGAACACAGTGTGCGGGTAGGAATGTCAAGAGTTAGGAAGGGTTTCGTTACCATATCGTTATAAAAGTGGCCCTAAATCAACCTAAATCGGTTGACAGGTACATACTGGGTATGCGATACGGACGGTATCGGGTGTGTAGGTTATGCGGGTTAATCGCAACCTAAATCGGTTGATTTCCGGTGAGGCCCCGCACCCCCCCGCAACGCCCGATTTTTTCGCTTCCTGTAACGCTGCCCGTCCCGCTATCCAAGTTCCTTTTGGGATCGAATCCGTATGACGGAAACCCTCGACCAACTGCCCGACCAACTGCCACGTGGTTCATACCCCATATGAACGGTCATATAATGTATGAATGACACTTCACCGATTGACCATCAACATCCCGACCGACCTCAAAGTGGCCATGGACGGGCACTCCGAATCCACCGGGGCGACCCTCACCGAACTGGTCAGGCGGGGGGTCCGACTGTTTCTCCACCTCTATGAGGCCCAAGAACGGGGGGCCACCTTCACCATCGTCGAAAAGGACGGGACAAAACGGGGCCTGTTTCTCCAATAACCCGGAATTTCCCGGGAGGTTTCCGTAATACGGGGGGCATTCTGAAAAATTTCTTTGCCCCAAGGGGCGTAGGAGGGTGGGAACCCCCGGTGCCCGGCCATAATAAACGTATTACACAAAACTCCACAGAAAACCGGGGACAAAATGAGCACGTACCTACCTCCAGCACCACTCCCGCCCAAGCTTGAACGGCCCAAACCTTGGTACCGGCAAAAACTGGTGTTCCCGGTGGCCCTGCTCATCGGCGGGATGATTCTGGGGGCGGCTGGTGCGGCCTCAGCCAAGCCCAAGCCCGTCGAGGTCATCAAGAACGTCCCCGGCCCCGAGCGGGTGGTCACCAAGGAGGTCCCCCGCACCCCCGCCGCCTGTCTGGAAGCCCTCGACCTCTCCGAGCAGGGCTTCGGACTCGCCGCCGAGGCCATGGGCTACATGTCCGACGCAATGATCGCCGCCAGCACCTTCGACGTGGCCGCAATCCAGAAAGCCAACGCCGATCTGGACGCCGTGAACCCTAAACTGAAGGAATTGACCATGCCAATGAAGGCAGAGGCCGCTGAGTGCAGGGCAGGTGCGGAATGACCGAGCATATGCGTGAGTTTTTGGAGTGGCTTGTCTGGGCCGTGATCTTCGGGGCCATCATCGCCAGCACCCTCTGGGTTGTCGCGGTGGCGGCATGACTGAGGACAGCCCGCGCCGGGGCCAGCCGGGATTCCACGAGGCCGCCGCCCAAGCCTTCGTGGACGGGTTCCTGAGCGACTGGGACGGCACCATCACCACAGACCGCATCACCTCAGACCGCATCTGGGTCGGCTCCGGTGAATGAGCGCCAGCGCGAGCAGGCCATCTCCCGCGTAGCCGGGTTCCTGCGACTCAACTACCCCTGCGACTGCTCCCCGCTGTGCAGCGACCCCAATCTGGCTGAGGCTGAGGCCATCATCGACATCGTCGCCAAGGTCATCGAGGGGGAGTCATGACTGAGGCCGGATGGGACTACCTCGGCATCCCGCAGCGCTGGGTGGACGGGGACACCGACTGGATGTGGGTCGAGAAGGAAATGGACAACGGCTTCCGGGTCTTCACCACCGCCCGGCACCTGCTGGAGTTCCGCATCTGGGGCTGCGACACCCCCGAGCGGGGGGACACGAACTACAGCGAAGCCAAGGCCCGCTCTGCGGAACTTTGCCCGGTCGGCAAGCCGGTGAGGGTCCAGACGTACAAGCCCCGGCCCGAGGACAAGTACAAGCGGTGGCTGGTGCGCATCCTGCTCCCCGACGGGCGCTGGCTCGATGAGGTCCTGATCGAGGAGGGGCTGGCCAAGCCCTACTTCGGCGGTACGCGCTAAACCAAGAAAGCCCCCGACGCGCTGCAGGATGCGCCGGGGGCCTTCGTGTTTCTAAGGGGGTGCCCGGTCAGAATCACACGTATGGGGCGTGCTCGGCACGTGTTCTCAGACGCACCAACCCGACCGGGGCGTCACAACCCTACCAAAGCCTCCTCCCCCGGTGCATGATTGGTTTCGTAATACACTTTGCCGAAGGGGAGCACAGATGTGTGATGCCGAAGCTCGTATCAAGCAGGCGCTGTTCGTACTGGAAAACGAATGGGGGTGCGGGCGGATCGACGTGGGCGGGATAAGGAATATCCTCAGCGGCACTTCGGGGCTATATACCAACGATTGCGAGGAACCGACCCATGCACGTACCGGATGAGAACCTGCCGCGCTACCGCCGCCTGATGGGGCTGGTGCGGAAGGTCGAGCGTGTCGGCAACAACCGCAGCAACCGTGGGGACTACGCCGGGGCCAATGCGGCATGGGCGTTGTCCTCCAGAATCAGCACCTACGCGCAATCCCTGCGCGTCCCGGGCAGGCACGAAAAGCAGCAGTTGGGCGACCAACTGCCGAAGGAGAACAATGCCTAGACCAGCCGTTGGACAGGCCGCACGGTCCGAAATCGTCAGCGTTCGCCTGACCAAGCAGGAGGTCGAGTCCCTCGCCCGCACCTACGGCTCTGCCGGTAAGGGACTGCGCGCTCTCCTTGCATCGTTCAAGGGCAGGCCGACCGCGTACCCCCGGGAGCGGAAGTGAAGCAACTGACCAAGTGGTACGAGCGGCCCATCCTGTGCGCCCTCGGCTTCCACGAGAAGTCGCCCCACCCGTCCGCCCCGGCAAAATACTGGCACTGTAAGCGCTGCCTGTTCGTAGGAGAGTACCGATGAAAGCAGTTCGATTCGCGGAGGGGGTCCGCCCGCTTCTGGTACCAATCGACAGGGTCCAGCAGCACGCGCAGAACCCCAACAACGGCGACCTCGATGCGCTGATCGAGTCCATTCAGGTCAACGGCTTCGTCACCGCCATCACCGCCGATGCCCGTACCGGCAACATCATCGCGGGCAACCACCGCTATCAGGCGCTCCACGCCTTGGGGGCCACGGAAATCCCGGTCATCTGGGTCGACCACATGGACGACTCCGGCGCTGTCCGCTACATGATCGCGGACAACCGCACCGGCAAGCTCGCCATCCTCGACGACTCCGCACTGGCAGCACTCCTGACGGACCTCTCCGATTCGGACCTTGGGCTGGCAGGTACCGGCTACGACGATGCCTCATACCAGCGGCTGCTGCTGGACATGATGGCGGACCCCGACATTCCCAACGGCGGCGGCTTCGGGGACGCCGCCCCGTCCGGCATCTATCAGGTGGTGGTGGACTTCGAGAACGGCGACGACCGGGACACCCTGTTCGCCGAACTGATCGAGCGCTACCCGGAGCAGGCAAGGACGGCTGACCTGTGAACGGCTGGCATGAAACCGAAGAGAACTGGCATGGCCCCCTCAGCCGCACCGAAATAGCAGTCGTCTGGGACGTACGGACCCAGTCGATGGTGGAGAAGATCGTCGACTACCGTCTCTGCGGCTGCGTCGTATGGAGCGACCTCAATGGGTGACAAGGAAGCCCGGATCATGACCGGGGCCAAGGCGTTCGCCAAGGCCATCGAAGCCGGGGAAGACCCGAACGCGGACCTCGTGATGTCCGAGACGGCGACCAAGGCCGAGTCCGCGCTGGCCCTGCGTATCGCGGGCACCTCGTACACCAACATCGCCAAGGCCCTCGGCTACGCATCTGCCACCCGGGCACGGCTGGCAGTCGAGCGGGTGCTGGCCGCGTCCGCCGACTCCCCCGAGGACCGGGACCAGCAAAGGGTGCTCGCCGACAAACGGCTCAACCGCCTGCTTCAGTCCACCATGGGCAAGGCCGTGGATACCAAGGACCCGGACCACCTCGCCTACAACGCGAGGGCGCTGGCGATCACCGACCGCATCATGCGCCTGTGGGGCGTGGACGCACCGACACAGGTTGCGATCACCCCGACCGACGAGCACCTTCAGCAGTACGTCGCGCACATGATGGCGCTGGCCCGGAAGGAACCCGAGGCCGAGGAAGCGGACATCATCGACGCGGATGTTGTGGACTGATGGTCAACTACAACCCTGATCTGCAGGGGTGGTCCGACCGGGACGAGGACCCGCTCTGGATGGAGAACGCCATCGCCCGGGTGCGGGCACGGCAGTCGGGGAAGAAGCCAGCGAAGTCCCGAAAGAGCGGGACGTGGATTTACTACGACGTTCCGTTCCGGGTGCTCCTCGATGAAGCGGCCAAGCGCCGGGGCATCGGGATGACCGGCTACGTCCGCCGCGCCACTGCTGCGTTCATCGCCAAGGACCTCGGCATGGCTTTCACTGAGGTCATCCGTCACACTGCAAAGCCAAAGGGTGTCGACGAGCGCGTGCCCCAATCCCCCGCTCCTGACAACGGCCAAGGCTACGGCGCTTGGCTGATCCAAGAACTCTCGGAAAGGTAAGTGCGATGCCGGAACTGAATCTGGACGAGTGGAAGAACTGGGACCCGAAGTCCAAGGAGAAGCTGCTCTCCATGGTTGCGACCATGGAGAAGGACCGGCAGGTCTGGTACTGCAAGAAGGGTCGCTCCTGCGACGGCCAGCCCCACGACGAGTACGACTACCGCCATGCCCGTGGTGACCAGTGGCCCCCGGAGGACCCGGACTGGCTGGTGTGGCTGCAGAAGGGCGGGCGTGGTTCGGGCAAGACCCGCTGCGGCTCGGAGTGGATTCGCAAGATGTCCGAGTCCATCGCCTACACCTCGATCATCGGCCCGACCCTCCCCCACGTCCGCGACATCATGGTTGAAGGCGAGTCCGGCCTGCTTGCGGCGTTCGAGAAGGCGAAGGTCAACGCGCTGTGGGAGCCGTCCAAGCGCAGGATCACCGTCCCGGGCAAGGGCCGCTACAACGAGCACCGAATCCAAGCCTTTACCGGCGAGGAACCTGACCGCCTCCGTGGGCCTAACCACGGTGCGGTCTGGCTCGATGAGCCTGCTCACTACCCGATGATCGAATCCGTCTGGGACATGATGATGATGGGCCTGCGCTTCGGCAAGAGGCCATTGGTCCTATGCACCACCACGCCGCTGCCGACCAAGTGGCTGAAGGAACTGATCGACACCCCGACCACCCGGGCCGTCACTGTCTCCACCTACGCCAATATGGACAACCTCGCGCCGACGTTCCGCAACGTGGTCCTGTCCAAGTACGAGGGCACCCGGCTCGGCCTGCAGGAACTCTACGGCGAAGTCCTCGACGACATCGTGGGTGCGCTGTGGAAGTGGAACATGATCGAGGACAACCGGCCCATCGCCGAAATCACCCACAAGGACATGGACCGGATCGTGGTCGCTATCGACCCCGCTGGCACGTCCTCGAAGAAGCGTGACGAAACCGGCATCGTCGTCATCGGCATCATGGGCGATCACTTCTACGTCCTCGCGGACCACTCCGGGCATTACACCCCGGACGGCTGGGCCTCCGAGGCTTGGCGGGCGTACGACCTGTATGAGGCGGACCTGATCGTGGCCGAGAAGAACTACGGCGGCGAGATGGTTCTCTCCACCCTGCGGACCAAGCGCAAGGACGGGAAGGTGGACCTTGTGCATTCACGGCGCGGCAAGGTGCTCCGCGCTGAACCCATCGTCGGCCTGTACGAGCAGGAGCGGGTTCATCACGTCCGGGCCTTCGTCGATCTGGAGACGCAGATGACCGAATGGGTGCCGGACATGAACGATTCCCCTGACCGGGTGGATGCGCTGGTCCACGGAATTACCGCGCTGAACACCCGCACCGGCCCCGCGCAGATCGCCGTTCCCTCCGGGCGGACCCTCAAGGCAGTTGGGCGACCAACTGCCATGGGCACCCTTGGGAGCATTTTCGGTTACAAGCCACGCGGCTCAGCAGAGCAATCGCCGACACAGCCGGTACTCTCGTAGTCATGGTGGAGATTGTTGTCGTGATATGTGCTGTCATCGTCGGTACTGTCTCGACGGCGCGGATGACCCGCCTTCTGACGCAGGACAGCTTTCCGCCGTCGGCTTGGGTGCGCTCCAAGTGGGATGCGCTAACGGACGATGGGCCATGGTCGACGCTGTTCCACTGCCCCTTCTGTATGGCCATCTGGATCGCCGCTCCGGTGATTCTGTGGGGGTGGCTCTCCAACCTGCACATTTCGTGGTGGCTGTTCAACGGCTGGATGGCAGTCTCCTACCTAGCGGCAATCGTAGTTATGAATGATGGGGAATAGACACCATGGCACGCACCCGCAGGGACGAGACTCCGCAGGCTAACTCACTGGTCGCCTCGGCGGCGCGCATCGGCAAGAGCGGACAAAAGAGCTACCACCGGATAGCCGAGTCCATCGCTTGGCAGAACGAAGCATGGCGGATGTATCACATCATCGGCGAGTTCCGATACTCGTGCGATTTCGTCGGCGCGATGCTGTCCAAGGCCGTTCTGTTCGCCTCGGTAAAGAAGGCGGGCAAGCGGAAGCAGGTGAAGACCGGCCCCGCCGTCGAGATTATGGAGTCGCTGTTCTCCGACGACGATGGTCGCGCAGAGATGCTTCGGCAAATCGGCATCCATATGACCGTCGCCGGGGAACTCTACGTCGTCTCCTACCCGAACCCTGACGAGTTCGGGGACGAGGACGACATTTGGGAGATTGCCACTCCCGCGCAGATCACCAAGGTCGATGGCGGCAAGTGGCGGGTCAACAACAAGGACCTCGACGTGGACCCCGAGGATGTCCTCGTCATCCGCATCTGGCGACCGGACCCCGAGAAGCCTTGGAAGGCCACCTCCCCGGCGCAGGCGGTCCTGCCGATCCTCGGCGAAATCTACGGCCTCACCCAGCACGTCGCGGCGCAGATCGACTCCCGCCTTGCCGGTGCTGGCATCCTGCTGGTCCCGTCCGAGATGACGTTCCCTGCCCCTCCCCCCGTCGAGGGGCAGGAGCAGAGGGTGGCGAACGACGCCGAAGACCTCATGCGGGTGCTGGCCGAGGCCATGCAGACCTCCATCCAGAACCGCGAGGACGCTTCCGCGCTGGTGCCCATCGTCATCAAGGCACCCGCCGAAGCCATTGCCTCGATCAAGCACCTGACGTTCTGGACCCAACTGGACGAGCAGGCCATCGCGCTGCGCAACGAAGCCATCCGCCGGTTGGCCCTCGGTCTGGACATCCCGCCCGAAGTCCTGCAGGGCCTGTCCGAGTCCAACCACTGGAGCGCGTGGGCTGCCGACGAATCCACGATCAAGGCCCATGCTGAGCCGCTGCTGAAGCTCATCACCACCGCGCTCGCACAGGGCTACCTGCGCCCACTGCTCGCCGATGATGTCCCCGGCCCGACGCTGCGCTCCTTCTCCATCGGGGCTGACACCTCCGAGATGCGCCTGCGCCCGAACCGTTCCAAGGAAGCGCTGGAACTGTACGACCGGGGCGAACTCAACGGCGAATCGCTGCGCCGCGAAACCGGCTTCAGCGACGACGACGCTCAGAAGGACGACGACCGGATCGCGTTCTACCTGCGCAAGGTTGCCTCCGGGTCCACCACCCCGGAACTGGTCGAGGCGGCGCTGAAGGCCCTCGGGGTCAAGCTCGACGTGACCCCGCAGTTGGTCGACCAACCGTCAGGCACGGAGGGCAGGCCCACGCCGTCACTGGAGGAACACCCTCAGACCGGCATCCCCGACCCGGAAGTCTCCGACCGTCGCCGGGATGCCCGGGACCGGGGCAATGTCCCGTCCGCCTTCCCCGAGAACCGCGCCGCCGCCCTGATCGCCGCCTGCGAGCAGGTCGTGGTGCGGGCGCTGGAGCGCGCCGGGAACAAGCTGAAGAACAAGATGCAGGTGAAGCCGACGTGCGCGGCGGTGGACATCTACAAGTTCGTCAGGAGCGAGGACACCGAGTTCCTACTGGACGATGCGTGGACACACGTCGCGGCTATCGCTGAACGCCACCGCATCCCGGCGATATGGCTGGAGGGTGTGCTGGAGAGCTACTGCACGCAGTTGCTGGTGGAGCAGACCCCGCACACCTTCGGCACCTTCACCCTCTTCATGTCCTCCCAGATGACCGTGGCCGGAGAGAGGGTTCCCGCATGATCCGCGCAGACCGCTTCACCATCGACGTCGATACCTTCGCCGCTGAACGCCGCCGCATCCTCGAACGCTCGGACGAGCGGTTCATGGAAGTGGTTCGCACCTCCCTAGCCCGCGTCGGCATCCCCCGGTGGGAGGATCAGATCGTTGCGATGGCGCTGGACATCTTCGACGAAACGGCCCGCGAGGAAATCGACCAGTGGAACCCGATCATCGACGACATGCGCGCCGAGTTCGAGCGGGAACTGCGGGAAGCCCTTGGCAAGACCAAGCAGATGTCCGCCGAGCAGCGGGACGCGCAGACTGAGCGCATGACCAAGTGGCTGTCCACTTACTCGGTCAACGCCGGGACCGAGGCCGCGACCACATCCGACCCCGACGGCGCTGTCGGACTCGAATGGGTCACCATGAAGGACAGTAACGTCCGCCCGGTGCATGTGGAAACCAACGGTGAGACGGTGCCATCCGGCCTGCCGTTCGATGTCGGCGGCTACGAATTGCTCTATCCGGGGCAGCCGGTCGGCCCGCCCGAAATCTGGATCAACTGCCGGTGCGTTGCACGCCCGACCATGCTTGAGGAGTTCAAGGTGAAGACCGAAGAATTTACTGCCGCCCCGGCTGAGGAGCAGGTAGAGTCGTCCGCATCGGATGGGTCCGACACTCCCTCGCAGGTGCCAACGGACCCATCCGTGTCCGTCACGGCAGCAGCCAAGGAAGACCCCACCACTCCCGATCCGGCCCTCCCCGATCCCGAGGAGGAAGTCGACGACGAGCCGCAGACGATCCCCGAGGAAGAGGTGCTGGAACCTGTTCCTTGGTACGGCGTCCTTGCCCCCGAAGGTGTCCCCTCGGGCGACGGGCGGTCGTTCGACAAGAACGGCCTGACCCACCGCGACCTGCCCCTGCCGCTGAAGGC